GCTGGTCAAGGATGAGACCCCTAACAACAGCGACAAGACGTTCGTGGTGCCCGTGGGGAAGGTGTGGGACATCCACTCAATTCAAGTCGTGCTCGATGCGACAGCGGTAGTGGGAAACCGCAACCTGTTCATAATGATTCTCGATGCTGCTGGGGCGGAAGTGCATCGCCTACAGGCAGCCGTGAGTCAGACTGCGAACCAAAGCATCTTTCATACGTTCTCTGCGGGGTATCCACGGGAAACTACTCTCCAGGGTACTGTTTTAGTAGGCCTGCTGCCCCAGCCGTTGTTGCTGCCCTCCGGCTTCCAACTACACATCCTCGATGGTTCGATCATTGACCCCACCGCCGACGACCTGTCGGTCTACATCATGGGTGAGGAATACCCTAGTTGATACCTGGGTGCCTTGGGCTAGATCGATGGCACGGTGATTGAGTTAGGTAGATGAAGCCAAGTAGGGTCAATGGTGGCACTGTGGCGGTTGTGCCTCACTTAGAAATAGAAGTCTTCAAGAATGGTAGGAAACCTTAGTATGGCTGATTTTGAAGATACTAACGGTGATGTTCTGAAGATGGTTCTTATGCTAGAACGTCATCTGGTTAAAGGTGGTACTTTTGATTCTACAAGTATACCATCTCTAGAACAGACAGAAGAGGCTCTGGATGAGACAGAAGCTGAAATGTTTGCATGGTTGGCTGGCTGTGGTTTCTCTACAGCTATAACTGACTATCCTGTAGCAGCCAGAAAGTATCTAGCGTGGTTTGCAGCTCTTGGGACATCATATAGACTTGAGATGTCTCATCCAGGTCTTCAATCTAATCCAAGAGGCAGTAGTCGATGGATGGTACTGAAGAGAGAGTACGAGACATTAAAGGATATCTGTGAAGGGCCGTCTCTTGACAGACTTGGTGTAGTCCGTAATCGTGAGTCACTTTCAGTTATAACAGGTGTCAGTCATGATGATAAAGAAGTTCTTTCCACAGATACTGATAAAGTACAACCTGCATTTATAAGAGATGGCTTTCGACATCCTGGTAGAGTCCGCAGCTCGCATGTAATTAAAGAGTTACCCTAACTGTGATATGGCTGGTTATAAGGAAATACTAGATGATTTACATGCTCTTCTTAATAAGAATGATACCTTCAAGAATAAAGTCTCTAGACATGATTTCTCGGCAATTTCTACTTCAGGTGAGACAGCTGCTGTCCTTCGTGTTGGTGGCTTTGTTTCAGATGATGAAGCCTTTGGTGGTGTCTACGGTATTGTTTGGGATATCTTTGTTGATATCTATGAAACCTATGGCGCTAATATTGAAGAGGATATAGACAATCTTGTTAAGGCTCGTGATACAGTAATTGACCTTATAGAGAAGAATATTTACTTAAGTAAAGGAGCAGGTGGAGATGGTATTGAATGGACAAGTGTATCTAGAGGAGATAATCTAGGAGTTGTGTTTGATGAGGATGAAAAGACAGTCACTCACTTTACTCTTAGTGTTCTCGTTCAAGTACGGCAGCAGCATGATATAGTTTTGGCTGAGTAATCATGGTAGTAGAATTTGTAGTAACAGTTCAAGGGTTTTCTGAAGCTCAACAGCGTCTACGTGCTATTAATCGTCAGCGTATAGTTAGGAGCACTCAGTTCTTTGCCCGAAAGAGATTAGAAGAAGGACTAGAACAAGTAAGACAAGAAGCTCCTGTTGATACTGGTGTACTACAAGACTCTATCGGTATTGATATTAAGAGCCAGGGAGATATATTAACAGGTACTCTTACAGCGACTGCCGAACATGCAGAGTGGGTACATGAAGGAACAGGTATCTTTGGGCCATCTGGTGAGCCTATAATTCCAGTACGATCTAAGGTTCTAGTCTTTCAAATAGCAGATAGATTAGTGATAACGAAGTCTGTTAAAGGACAGCCTGCAAATCCGTTTCTTCGTCGCGGAGCTAAGATTCTCCGTGATAGGGTCGCTTCTACATTGCCTAAAGAGGTAAGACAGGATATACAGGTACTCCTCTCTGGAAGAGGTATATAATGGCTGCTGTTCGTATTGTAGGGAAAAACGCCAGAATGTACGTATCTGATATTGCTCTCTATCTCCGTATGTTCGAGATGGAGAATAACATGGAATTAACAACTGAGGATGCTACAGCATATGGTGTAGATTGGCGGGAATTCGCGCTTATAGATGGATCTGTTACTATGGGTGTTAATGCCTTTATGGATGAAAAAAGGCCTGTTCTTGATGACGAAACTCTTGTTACTGATGCAGCCTTTGTGAATACCTTCCAGGCTGATGGTGGTTCAGTCTTTAAGTCTGATCCTGTAGTCCCTATTATCTTTGTTCCAGGTAATACAGCTGTAGGAGGCGATAAAGCTTTCTTTATGGATAGTATTCTAGGAAGTGTAGCTCTAAGTGCTCCTCGTAGTGGTCTTCAGAGACTTAGGGGTAGATTCCAGGGAGCACAAAGTCTTCGTGCAGGGCTTATTATAGCTCAGGTGGAACAATCATTTCCTACTGGTAATACATTTATTCCTGTCCCCACGACTGGTATAGATGTTGGAATTAATGTTGGTATTACTTCATCGAGTATCGCTAATCCAACTGTTATTACAACACCCACAGAACATAGCATAAAGTCTGGACAGACAGTTGTTATTGAAGGTCATGCTGGAAGCACACCTAGTATCAACGGATCACATGTAGCAACACGATTAACAGCTACTACGTTTACAATTCCTGTTAATGTAACAATTGGTGGTACAGGTGGAACTGTAACTAACTCAACTGGAACTGCTGCAGCTTATTGTGTTTATAAGAAGACAGGCACCTCTGCATTTATTGTAGATATAGAAGACGCAGTTGCAACTGGTGGCCCATATGCATCTGCAAACTTATTCCCTTCATTTACAGCAAGGTCATCAGAATATCGAGAGGATACGGCAGATGCAGGTAAACGATTCCATAGAGTCAGAATAAATAATGCAGGAGCAGCAGAAACACTCGGTCTTATTATAGTATCAACTAATATCAGGCCAGCATAAAAGTAGAGGAGGAATAAGTGAATGGCTGCAGTTAGAATTCTTGGGAAGAACGCGGTCTTCAAGATCGCACAGACAGATGTGGCTGGTGTTACTGATGTTTCAGCTGATGGCAATGAGATTACTCTTAACCTTGAGCTGAATAATGAAGATGGTACTGGCTTTGGTGTAGACTGGCGTGAGTTTACACTGATAGATGGTACATTCAGCATTGACTACACAGCATTCTATGCGTCTGCTGCAGGTGAGTTAGTCGAGATCTTCCTAGGTGGAGCTACTATGACTGACCTGTTTGATAAGAGGAACTTCGAGTTCTATCCTAATGGTGAACCTGTAGGTGTTACTAAGCCAAAGTATTCTGGCAGTGTATTTCTTGCAGGATTCCCGATCACAGCACCAAGAGGAGGTCTAACTTCTATTCGTGTACGTATGAGCGGCGCGTCACAACTAACAAGAGCCGTAGCCTAAATCATTAGGCTACCTCTTAAACTAAGAGGGAGAGGTAAACTGTTATGGAAGTTAATATTGAAGAACGTGATGATGTTATAGTCGCAACTATTAATAGTATAACTTATGAGCTGTCCCGTGAGATTACAGGTGGACAGTTCATGGAGTTACGTAAGAAGGCAATAAAGTCTACTGTATCAGAAGATGGAAGTGATAAAGGTAGACTAGAGATTGACTCAATAGAGTTCGACTTCTGGAATCTCAGCTTTAGACTTAAAAGTCCTGAGATGACAAGAGAAGAACTTCTTGCTTTGCCTCGTGCTGTTTATCAGTCTCTAACTCTGTTAGCAGGTAAGTTAGATAATAACGAGGCTCAAGGCGTATCTGATTTTTTACAAAGCAACTCATCGATCTTCCAAGCATCACTATCGACCTTGGATCTCTTCTCAGGCTCCCCTCCGGATGGTTCAGAAGCTACCTTAGAGTAGCTGATAAACAGGCTGATCAAGCTGCTCTTGATGAGGTAAAAGCTATGCCTGATGAAGCTTTTGATCAAGGTATGGCTTGGGGGAAGCCTATTTAGCTATGGTTCAAGAAGGTGGAGCTGACAGTCTACGTCTCAATATCGTTATTGAAACTATAGCCAAAATTCAGGCTATAGATGAGGTTTCTGCACGTCTGCAGAAACTTTCTGTTGCATCTATTAAGGCACAAAATACAGCTGATCAATTTACTGGCGAGCTAGAAGGCAAGATGACGCCAGCACTGCAGAAGTCTGGCGCTGCACTTTCTCAACTTCTTAAAACTGGTTTTGGCCCTAAATTTATTGGTAGTGTTACAGGTGTTAATGCTGCTTTAGTTGGTGCTGGAAAGACATTTCAGACATATACTAAAGAAGCTCTGACAGCTGGTGCAATTTCTAGTAGAACAGCTAAAAACTTTAGTGAGCTGTCTCAGGGAATGATCGGTATTGGCATTACAGGCAAAGCTACAGCAGCAACATTCGATGAGCTAAGTGCTAAGTTAGCACAATTACGGCCACGAACTGAAGCTGGCAAAGCAGGAGTTAAAGCGCTTAGTAACGAGTTAAGTCTTTTAAAAATCCAGTTTATTGAAGCTGGTAATGCTGCTGAACAGCGACTTAATAAACCACTAAAGAATACTCAAAAAGCAGGTCAGGGTCTACTTCTCAGCTTTTCTCTAACACAATTAGCAGCAGGACGGCTCTCTCAGGCCATGTTCGGTATTGGATTTGCTGTTCTGTTTACGGGATTCAAATTCCTGAACCTTATCACTATATCTGTTGCTCTTGGTGCTGCACTTGCCTCTATTGTGCTAGATAAATTAGTAGCATCCTTTGGTAGAGGTCAATCTGCTATCGAGCAGGTATCAGAGCAGATGCAGGAATTTGAAAGAGCTGTAGGAGAATCTAGAGGAGAAACCAGACTTTTATCAGAAGAATTTAGAAGGCTTGTAGAGTCTGGAGCTGATTTAGCAGGAGGATTTAAAGAGTTATTTGCTGAGATTGAGCGTGGGCCTGGAATATTTGAGACTTTCTTTCCAGCAGTAAAAAACTTTGGGAATTTTCTTTCAAAGGTATTTACATTTCAGATAATTGATGCTAAGAATGCAGCACGAGACTATATTGAAACTGTCCAAACTTTCTCAGCTAAAGAATTTGAGGAAGAGTCTGAACGCTTAAGTATCGCTATATCCGCAGTTCGTCAAGGTATAGATGAGGATTTTGCTTCTATCAGACAGGAATTTGAACGAGCGGGAGAGCTGAGAATTGCCTTAGCTCCTATTGAGAGAACAAGGAAGGAACTTGACGACTTTTTTGATATTGTATCATCTGAGGCGAAGGATCTGGCTAGTTTTCAGAATAAGATAATTAGGGATCAGGTTGAGAATCAAATTACTATCAGGCGCGAGGCACTTCAAACTGAATTAGATAATATTCGTGATGGGCAACGTGCTCAGATACAAGTTATTCAAGATGCTCTTAGTGAACAGACTAGAGCTATTAGAGATGCTTTTGATCTGCGGCTGGATATCATACGAGATCAACTAGATACTCAGATAAATGCTATTCGTGATGCTGCTGCAGATGAAATAGAAACTAATAAAGAGAAGATAGATACACTTCAAAATCAAGATCGCCAGCTTAGTTCTGTTCTAAGTGATCTTGAAAGTGAGCGTCAATCTATACGAGCAGCCATTATTGGTTCTGAAGCAGAACTAGCTGAGCTTGAAGCAGCAGCTGCTCAGCAGGGTGTTGCAGCATCTGAAGAAAAGACTATAATTAAGGCTCGCCTTACAGGTTTGGCTGCTCAGCAGAGTGCTATTGATAAGACTATAAGTGCTCAAAAGAAGGAACAAGATAGTCTTCAAGATCAAATAAGGGCTCTTGAAGATGTTATTGATGCTATAGAAGATGTTAGAGATAGTGCTATTGATGCAGCTAGAGATGAAACTAAAGAGCGCGAGAAGCAGGCTCGTAGGGCTGCTGATGAAGAGATAAGACAGGCTCAAAGGGCTGCAGAGAATAAGATCAATGCTATAAATGATGCTGTGCGAGCAGCATCACGTGCAGCTACAAGACAGTCTAATACTGATATAAGAGAAGCTAGACGCTCTGCAGACGCACAGATAGAGAGTAATAACAGAATTAGAGATAATGCTATAGCTAGCTTTGAGATAAAAAAGGGTTTAGCAGAAGATCTTATTACTATTAATGAGCAGAGAATAAATGATGAAATTAGAGTTGCTAATGCTATAGAAGACAATATTATTCCTAAGATGCGATCTCTGATTGAGTTACAGTTAGTATCTGCTGCGTTAGGTATTGGCCCAATATTAGGTGAAAGAGGATTTGGATTATTACAGGCACTGGCACTTAAACAGTTTATTGAATCAATTTTCCCAGGTGCTGATTCAAGTAAGATATTAGCTAATATAGTTAGTGGATTTCAGCTTGGTGGAATCGTACCAGGGCCTGCAGGAAGTCCTAGACTGGCTGTAGTTCATGGTGGTGAAGAAGTTAGAACTTCTAGTCAACAAAGGGCTTTACCATCAGGACAAAGGCCTATTATATTCCAGATAGAGAATTTCCATGTTAATAAACCATCTGATATGGTTAAACTAGAACGTATGCTTAGTAGACAAACAGGAACCCAGGTAAGACTCACATCACGATCTCGTAAGCTTACTCAAGGTAGATAAGTAATGGCAGACATACTGAAGCTGACAGATGGTATTACAACGATAGACTTTATAGATTCTACTTCTGACTATACACTTCTGGATAAGGGACTAGATATCAACTTACCTGAGATTAATCGTACTGTTACTGAATTATCACCACTTGTCGAAGGTCAACGTCTATCTGAACGTCAGTATGGCTTTAGAGAAATAACTATTAGATTCAAAATAGATTTTACTGATCATGATAACTTAGTAAGTGATATAAGAGCTGTTCAGAAGCTACTTGATAAAGCAAAAGAACGAGCTAAAGCGGGGTTCGGTAGCAAAGTCGAGTTGAAGTATAAGTTTGCTAATGCGACTGATACTGTTATATTTGATGTTGTGGATGGTGATTTTAACCCTGGGCAATTTGCATCTGTAGTTGTTAAGCGGGAACCATCAGTACTTTTAGACTGTGAACTTGTTCTTCTTTGTGAGCCCTTTGCACGTGGCACTTCTGTTCTTATGCGTAACTTCTTAGCTAATGCTAGCTTTGACTGGAATCCAGGTGAGAGCGGCAGAGACAGTGGTGTTATAATAGATCTGGATGGTTCTACTCAAAGGCTGCACAGAATATCTTCTACAGGGTTTTTCCCTACTGCTACAGAAGGTATCATGTCAGGAGGTATCTGGGTAAAACCAGATGTTACTCCTGCTAATCTGGATGTGATGATGAGATGTGGAGATACTACTAAGTCATGGGATTTGGTCTGGTTAGGTAGTCATATTATAGAACTTACTCAAGTCAACTCTGCAGATAGTAATATCATTGTTGCTAGTGATGCGAATGCGACTGTCTCTGGTGTGTGGAACTTTGTCTGGTTCTCTATTTTCATGTATCGTGGTCAACAATGGTTTGTGATTGGAGTAAATGATACAGTTGTAGCTAGTTCCTTTAGAACATCTGGCTTTACTTTTAAAACTGCTGTCGGCGATTTTGTTGTTGGTGCCAGTGCTAATACAGGTGGAAATGACTTTGATGGCAAAGTAGGTGGTATCTTTGTTGTAACAGGAGGAAGAACACTTCTCCCGTATCAAATGATCTATATGTATCATTATGGCATGAGAGGTATGGCAGATAATGCTGGTATTATGAGTCCAAAGTATTGGGGTTTAGAAGCCGCAGACTTTGGCGCTATCTATTTGCTTGATGAAGCTATTGGAGATGTTAAAGATTCTAGTGGGAATAGTCGTGGCTTGACCGTGATTGGGTCACCTGGTCGCATAACTAATTTACCTAAACCTGTAGGCTGGACACAGGGCTCCACATTTGTTAGTTCAAATTTTAGCGGTCTTAAATCTGGAATCCTTGCTAAGTATGGTTTATATGGTTGCCATATCCTTGAAGTTGGAGGTGGCGATGCGAATATGTATTTTGAGCAAGATATAAGTGTCTCTCCCTCTGTTTCTGGTATGACGATTCTTTTTTGGGCGCGTCAGACTATTGCTACAGGTAATATAGAGATAGAACGTGAGATCAATGGTGGTGGAGCTACAACAAAACAGCTTGATGGATTAGTTAATGGTGTTTGGAAACAATATATATGGACTACTGCAATAGTTGATATTACTCAATTCAGATTAAGGTTTAAGTGGACTTTAGGAGGAATAGGCGCTGTAGTTATAGATGGTGTACAGATAATTCCAGGCCAGCCTTTTGCTGGTTTTGACGGAGGTGGGAATCTTCCTGTACTAACAACAGTACGACCTTTTATAGGCTCCCATCAGATAGTAGCTATACCTGATAGCACAAAGGTCAATTTTGTATCTCTTCAAGATTTCCCTGGTGATGTGCCTGCTACATGTAGAGTAAATTTCAAGAATACAAGTTCAGGTAAGCAGCTTGCTCCTATTAGGCTTGGGGCAAGGTTCGGAGTAGAACCTTGGAAGCAAAAGTTAGTATGGGAAGCATCATCGCTTATTGTTGATCCTGACGATGGGATTATTCTGGATACTAAGCTTGGACATATTCGGACTACTGCAGCTATAACCTTGAAACGGCGAGTACATGCTGTATTATCTAGTCTCTTTCCGTTTCCCTCAGATCAGTTTGGAAGCCATAGACTATATATTGGAGTCGAGAGCCATCTGGATCTTATTTCACTATGTCAATTGCGCCTGGGTGGTATAACTGGTTCTACTATACCATTAACAGGTGCTCCTCAAAAGGGTACAGTTACACAATCTCTTATCTTCCATTTGGTTGATGGAGGTATACTTACATGGCCTCCAGAAACAGCCTTACAAAGATTTCGTGATAGTGATGTAACTTCTGCATCTAGACTTTCACCAGATATTGAATTAACGCCTGGACTTGAAATAGTAAATATAGCAGATGCAGCTATTACAGGTCTGGAATATAACTATCTAATCGCATTACCTATTGATCATGGCAGTGCAGTACTTCAGCCATCAAATAGCCTACCAGCATTCGGATTACAAGAGAACGAAATTCTAACTATAGACACTGTAGATGAAGATGCAATATCAGTTGCCTATTTTAGTAGAGAAGTTGTTACACCTGATTCTACAATTACTAAGACATTAGCTGAATTGGCATCACCAGATATTGCTGTAATTGGTTCAGGATTTAGAATTGAGCCAGAGTCACCAGGGATGATCGCAGCTGTTTTTTCTGAATGGGGTGCAGCTAATGATGACCCGTTTGGAAAGTTTATTGCAACCCACACAGCAGAATTATGGATAGAATATACTCCAAGGTTTTTATACGTCTAACAATATGTCTAACATAGTTGTTTGTCTGACTGCTAAAGCTGATAGAACTGATAAGATTACTAAAGTCTTACAGGACTTAACTAACAGAGTTTCCAGGCTCCGTTTCTCATCAAGTCTTCCTGGTGGGTTTATGGCACTAACTATGTCCCTGAGTCTTTCTCGTGTCAGATCTTTAGAATGGTATGAGAGATTCTTATTCTTTGGAATAGAAGTCTTTGAAGCTGATTTACCTGTTTGGGAAGGTCGAGTAGTTGTAATAAGACTTACTGATCAAGGTGTTGATGTAGATTGTGAAGGGTACTGGAGTAACTTAGCAGACCAGAAACTCTACTCATGGTGGGCAGATAACGATATGAATAAGTGGAAGGTGCCTGCTGAGGGAGCTGGCGCGATTTCCGATGAAATCTCACTTACTGGAGCAGGCTCAGCTAAATATATGGTTACGCAGGGATTAGTACAGTTTACTATAGGTCTTGTTAAAGATACATTCTATGATAATAGTCCTGTAGATAGAAGTGTACTTTATTATAGACTTCCTCGTGTTAGTAATTTATCTGATGATAGATTGTTTCAACCAATGACTATTCATTCTATACAATACACTTGGGATTTTATAGGAGTAACAGGTCATGCAATTAGAGTATGGACAGCAGATCACTCTAGAGGAACATGGAATCAGCGAGACACGGCTATATTTCCGGTAGGTGTTCGTACTGTTAATCTTGACGCTGATGGAACCTCTATAGAAGCTGTAGCTGTTGGACTTGAAGCTACTACTGTTGGCGGATTTACTTATACAGGGGAAACTAATGCTGAAAGAGCTATCTTTAAAAATATCACTATTTATACAGAACGCGATGCTACAACAACAAGAAAGACTAAACAAAAGAAGATTATTACTGATCTAATAAAAGGGAACAGTAATATTAATGTCGATACTCATGCTAAACAGATTAGTGATAACCTCTCTTTTGTAGAAGATTCTGAATTAGAAATAATACCTGCTGTCTTTGAAGGTGAAACAATACAAGATATTATTGCTAAACTGACTAGTTTTGGTATAGCAGAACTGTATAATCTTGTAGAGAATCCTGGGTGTGAGAAAGCTGCTAGTACAGATGGTTTTCTGCCTATAAGTGCTGCAACTATATCTCAGGATAATACTAAATCTACTCGCGGTAGTAATTCACTTAAGGTAGTAACAACAGCTATAGCTAATGTAGGAGTTGATACAGAAAAAGCTGATGGAGTAGGTGGACATCTAGAAAATGTAATTCCAGATAGAGCTTATACCTATGCATTTGATTTTGAGGCAAGTGCTGTTAAAAATATGATTATGGCTATAAGGTGGCTTGATTCGGCAGACGTATTTATTTCTGATAGTATATTCCAGTTTGTAGGAGTAACAGCGTTTGCGAGGTTCTCTGTAGAAGTAGTCTCACCCACTAATGCAGATAAAATGTTTACACGGGTTCACACTGATGGAGATCAAGGCGTATTTAATTTCTGGTTAGATAGAATACAGATGACACCAACTCCTCTCTTCGGCAAGGTTGTCTATCTAGACGGCTCTAGTCCTGGTGCTACTTGGGCAGGTCTTGCTGAAGAAACTGCTACGTTTAGACTACATCCAGCTATTGCTGGTATGTTCAGTCGAAGAACGCTGCATGTTAAGAAACGGGATGAGCAAAATGTCAGATGGCGTGTTTCAAGACAGAATATAGGTGGTGTTGAGCTAGAACGTTCAGTGCAAAACTATTTTACTAGAGTGTGGACTAGATTTCAAGATCAATTTTCAGGATTAACTGCTTTCTCTGATGTTAGAGAGAATATTGCAGAGCAAGAGATTATCTTCAGTGAAAGAGATACAACTATAGATGCAGATGAAGTATTATCTGAAACTGCGGATAAGATTAGAAATGCCTTTGCTGAAGATTCTCGTATACCCACACAGGTATCTGAGATAACTCTAACAGGATCAATAGCTAATGCAGCAGGTGTTAATGAACCATTATGGCATATTAAAGCTGGAGATATAATTTTCTTCCATGATTTAGTACCTCTACCTCAAGTACGTCCTGACTTGATTAGATCTTTAGATACCCTCAGAATATTTGTTATTAAGGAAGTAGAATATGATGCCTTTAGTAATCAGGTAAAACTAACATTGGACTTTCCGCCATCAAAACTTGATCTTCTGATGGCGTCATTACTTACAAGATCATCAATAGGTACTGGTGGAGATGTCGCGGGAACTGGAGTACCAATTGGGAGCTTTCCTAGTGGGCCATTAGGAATCGGCTTTTAAGATGGAGTCCAAAATAGTAATAGCAATTTTAAAATTAGTTAGAGCTGTTATAGCTGACCAATGTAACAAACAGTCTAGATAAGAACTAACGTCCTTCGATAGTATGTTCTATGCTAGACTTAGCAATCAGTCCAGAGCGAGGAATCTTAATACCTTGATCCTTACAATCTGCAAAGAACTCTTCAGTGAGCGCATAAGTAGCTTTTGCATATTCTCTGATACCTTGAGCCTTAGCTTTGAGTGACCATGACATTCGGTAATGAGGCAGTGCTCTACGAAACCAAGTTTCTATGTCAGAGAGCATATCGAGTGCAGCTTCTTCAGGATAATGACTGGCTCTCATAATGTTAATAGCAAATCGCTTATCGCCTCTTTCAGCTTCTATCATATCTTCTCCCTGCCTTATATCTAAGATGCTTGACAAGCCTTTAGATATATGCTATCATACTTCTGCACGTTTGTAAACACCGCACTCTTGCTTTATTATGTTAAGTGTTCCCTTCAAAAGAAAGTTTATCAGATTAGGTCATGATCGGCACAGTGTATACTTCAATATACCTAAGCCTTTACTAGACTATCTAAGCAATGAGGGCTTTGACTTTTCTGACTTCGCAGAGATCGAAGTCAATGATAAACAAGAACTAATCCTGCGCCTGAATCGCGCTAAGAACTAGGGGAGCTTTTACCCGTTGAAATTTGAGCCTCTTACTTCTAGTCAGTTTATGTCTTTAACATTTCCTGATAATGATATAATCTCATCAGGTATCCTAACAAGACAGAGCCGACTCTGTGTAGGAGGACATCCAGGGATAGGAAAATCTGTTATTGTAACACAGATGGGACAAGAGCTATCAATGGGTATCAAGATACTAGATAAGTTTAGCTGTAAAAAACCTCAGCGAGTCTTATATATTCAGGAAGAAATAGGCCCACGTAGTTATCAGATAAGACTTGAAAAGGTTATATCCTTCTACCAGAAGTCTGATACATTCTGGCATTTAAGTTCGACAAGCTTTACCTTTGAAGATAAGGTACTAATTGTCAAGCTTAAGTCTTTTGTTCTACAGAATAAGATAGATATTATTATCTTTGATCCTCTGTATAAGATTCATACTAGACGAGAGAATGATCCATCTGATATGGCTCAACTATTTCAGGCAATGGACAGACTTATTAACGAATGCGGTGTTGCTGTAATTATAGTTCATCATCTTCGTAAGCCTTTTATGACATATAAGGGCGAAGTTATATCTATGGGTTCAATGGATTTCAGAGGTGCAATTATAGCATCTTGGGCTGATACTCTGGCTCTCATTGAAGAGACTGATACTAAAGATAAGCTGAAGCTAACATGGGCTAAGACTCGTAATGCACCAGAAGAGCTTCATCCTCTCTATCTTCATTTTGATAGAAACTATCTCAGAATGAGTCCTATTGGTGACGGAAGCCAACCAGTTAATCTTCGTGAAGATATTATAAATATTCTTCAAAGAAACGGAGGTATCTCAGAAGGTAATATTATCAGCCAGTTAAAAGTTATGCATGGTAAAAAGGCTGACTCCAGGAATGTCAAAACAGAGCTAAGTAGTCTTAGAAAAGATGGCTCTGTTGCAATATCTGGTGGTTTGATTACTGCTGTAGTAGCTACTGTTTATAATGCTTGGGATTTAGATGGAATGTAGTATGAAGAGAAATCCTTTTCTTGATCTTATAGAGTATAACTTCGATCAGATAACTGAAGCTATAGAGAGTCTAACTCTTTCTATATTAGAAGCTGATATAGTATTTAGTAACTTTGAAAGGATAACATACAAGATGCGAATGGTAGAGCTGATTACTCTATCGGATCTTTTATCTAAACGTAGTAGTAGGATGATGAGAAAATTCTAAGTGGAAGATGGATGTTGATACTATGTCTCATTATAGGACTATCAATAGGATTAATATTAGGACAAGTAGAAAATGATACTAGACAGATTAGTAGCGCGACTCAAGAAGTTACTCAGACGAGATGGACTGACTCTTATAGAGATACATTCACATCAAGAATTACAGATGTGGCTCAAAAGACAGAGGTTGCCCTAGATGCTCAATTAGTTGCGTTTATATCTATGGAGATTTCGACATCCGAAGTGGAGAACATGGTGCTACGAACACCACCGAATCCATCCTTGTCCATATCACCAACAGATGATTTTAAACTCATGCTCGATAACGTCTTCGGGATATCAAGCTTTAAAGCTTACAAGGTTGCAGATTGCGAACAAGGTTATAAACTTTCTGCAGGAGTAGACCTATATGTACTTAACCAAACAACAGTGGGAGCAGCTGGAGAAGTCAGCCTTTGGCAAATTCATCCTATTCACTTTAATAAGTATGACATGGGCAGACTGCAAGCAGATGTTGAATATGCAGCACAAGCAGCGTGGGAGCTATCTGGATATGGGACAAACTGGACTAGTCCTTGGCGAATCTGTGGTTGACAGTGATGAAGTGTCGTAACGCTACCTGTAAAAGTTATTCAGGAAAGTCTATATATTTCGGTTTATGTTACGCTTGTTGTACCATGCTTTTATACCAGATGAAATATAGACCAGAAAACGAAGCTAAAAGTGTTAGTCAATGTTAGCATCGGGGCTAGTCACGAAATTATGACAACTTTCTCTTGGGATACCTTACCCACACACCCACCTATGAAACCCTTGTCTAACACATGCTAACAAAGCGATTTTGGTCTGATTTCAATGAGTGAACCGACATGACTGAGAATTACGGATATCGGGACTTGTTAATAGAGTCTTTAGGTAATAGCTGTAAGAAATGTCAATCTGACTCAGATTTAGATATAGATCATATTAAACCTCGCTCTCAAGGCGGAGAGCATAGACTCTTCAACATACAGATATTATGCAGTGAGTGTCGTAAAGGTAGTAAAACAGGAAAGTCTGTAGAATCGAACCGAAAAAACAGTGATACTCTATTGCATATCTCTAATAATCTTCGTGCTCGCAGAGTAGGATTAAAACATCGACAAGAAGATGTAGCAAATGCTATAGGAATGCCTAGAGGTACATATGCAGGATTTGAAGTTGGACTCTTTCTACCTAGACTAAGAGTTCTGGATTCATTTACAGATTTCTTTAAGTGTGAGCCATCAGATCTGTATGAGGATAAAATTCTCAGTGTTATAAGTCTAGAGTCTAATAACTCATGAATGCGAATAACCTTACATGGATAGTTCTGGCTATAACATGGGTAGTGATAATACTTAACTGGTTAGGAATATGTCCATGTCTATAAATAAGAAGTGTCGTCACTGTCTACAATCTATTGAGCCCATCTTAGTTGAGATGCATACACCACCAAGAATAGTTACTATCAGAGATTACTGTCCGCAGTGTAAAAGAAGAGGATAATAATGGACTTCATTTACTTACACTGATCCAGTTATGATTAAATATCTTATATGGATAAACTGGGAGATACTGCGAAAAGAGATGACGGGATAAGGGGAGAAGGTAATGGCAGACGTAACAGAAGTTAAGCAGACAGAAGTCTCTAAAGAACTATTCAAGCGTAGATACAAATGGCAAGATGAAACATACTCAGGTATGCTTACTCGTGTAGCTGAGTATATAACTCTTGCTGAAAAGCCAGATAAGCGTAGCAAGTTTTCATCTGGTATATATGACTTGATGGCTTCTGGTGACTTCATGTTTAATAGTCCTACTCTCTTTAATGCTGGAACAGGTCAGGGTCTACTGAGTGCATGTTTCGTACTAATTGTGGAAGACAGCCTAACATCTATCCTAGAATGCAACAGGCTAGCAGGACTTATAATGAAGTTTGGCGGCGGTGTAGGATATGGTCTAAGTAAAGTCAGAGCTGAAGGTGAACCGATTAAGTCTGTACAGGGTAAAGCGTGTGGCCCTGTCGCTTTACTCCCATATTATAATGAAGTTGCGAAGTTAGTTACTCAGGGCGGAAGACGCTCTGGTGCTCAGATGGGTATACTCTCTATAGACCATCCTAATATCGGAGAGTTTATTCATTTTAAGGATGAGCATCCTGATGAACTACATACCTTTAATATCTCAGTAGCTATTACTGATGAGTTTATGAAACGATATAAGGCTGGCGATCCTGAAGCTATAGCTAGAATGAGAGAGATAGCTGAGTCTTCTCATAAAACAGGTGATCCTGGTATCTTCTATATAGATAATGTTAATAAAGATAATCCTACACCTTGGCTTGGTCAACTTGAGGCTGTAAATCCATGCGGTGAAGTTCCACTGTATCATGGAGAAGCCTGTAATCTTGGCAGTTTTAATCTTGCTCATTATATTCATATGGGTAACGGTAGCAATGGTAATGGTTTAACTGCTTCAGTTATGCGGGATCAGTTGAAAACTGATATTAGACTCGCAGTTAGAGCATTAGATAATGTAATAGATATTAATGATTTTCCAGATCCTGTTATTACTGAAGCTGTAGAGCTTACACGCAAGATAGGTCTTGGTGTAATGGGCTATGCAGATGCTATATCTCTTATGGGTATGGATTATGATACAGAGCTTGCTGTTAAATGGGGCAGGAACATAATGGCTTTTATCCAGGGAGAAGCTGATAAAGCTAGTTATGACTTAGCAATAGAAAAAGGGGTTTGTCCAGCCTTTAAAAACTCACCAGATAAGAATATACCTATGGCTAGGAATACTACTCGTACCTGTATCGCACCTACCGGCTCTATATCTCAGTTAGTAGGATGTTCATCTGGTATTGAACCTCTCTATGAGCTGGAATACGATAGAACTATGTATGATAAAGGTATTCCTATAACACTGCATATCCGAGAGCCTGTTCTGGATCTTCTGAAAGAGTATGGTCTAAAGCTACCTAAAACGGCACATGAGATTGCTCCCGAATGGCACATCGCACATCAAGCTGCTTTTCAATCTAGCGTCAATCTAGCCGTGAGCAAGACTATTAACATGCCGGAAACAGCTACAGTCGATGAAGTCGAGAAAAGTTTTGTGCGTATGTGGGAATTAGGCTGTAAAGGTGGTACAATCTATCGAGATAAGAGCCGTGAAACGCAGGTTCTCAGTAAGAAAAGTCAGGTTATAAAGAGTCAAGTGGCTAATAGGCGATTACGTTTACCAGATGAGAGAAAATCAATTACTCATAAGTTCAGAGTAGGTGAACAAGAAGGATATCTTACAGCTGGAATGTATAATGATGGAAGTCTCGGTGAAGTATTTATTAAGATAGCAAAAGAAGGCTCTACATTACAGGGGCTATCTGATGCGTTAGGTATTTCAACATCATTACTTCTACAGAATCAGGTTCCTATTGGTGATATAGCTCCTAAATATATAGGAAGTCGATTTGAACCAGCTGGAATGACTGGAAATAAAGATATACCAGTTGCTACGTCTCTTATTGATTATATCTTCAGATGGCTAAATCTGAAGTTTGGGAATGGCGATAAAGTACAAGTAGTAACAGGCCTGTTCTGTCCAGACTGCAGTGATCCACTTATTTATCAAGAAGGTTGTATAAGATGCAGAGCCTGTAGTTATGAAAAATGCGGATAGCGATGACGAAAGAGATAAGACTCTTACACTTCTAAAAGTCTATCTTCTGAATATGCAGAAACAGATACTTACATTTAGTGACAAGATGACTACTGAGATTAATGGATTGGTATTTGAAATAGATAAGGTATTAGTAAAAGAGAAGAAAAATGAATGACGAAGATAAATTAGGACTCTTCACATCCAGAGGCCGTTTGCTTATACAAGTTATAAAGAGCCCTGGGATTACGACTAGAGAATTAGCGAAAGATCTGTTTCTTACTAGAAGATCAGTATGGGGAAGTATAGGCGAACTCCGACATATGGGATATTTATTAGTTAAGAGAGAAGGCAGAAAACATCATTACTCTATTAGTCAGTTTGGTCTATCTGAGTTAAGGAAACTTCTGGAGGAATAGTTTAATAACTTCATACGGGGCAGATTTCTGCAGAGATACTCGTCGTCGCCCTCCCGCGATTAATGGGCTAGCTGTAATAGAAGAATCTGCCCCGTATAGAGCTATTAAATAAGAAAGGAGATGATATGGTTAAAACTCTAGAACGCTTATTAGGTGTTAGATGTAAAGGCTGTGGAAAACGTAAGCCTCTTAGTCAGTTTATAGGTTGTGCTAAGTGTGGTGAGCCCTATTGCACAGTTTGTACAATGGGTGGGCCAAATTCGAGAATCTGTACTCCCTGTGAAAACGAGATCAAGTAATGGCTCAGACATGGTTACGCAGTTGTATCAAAGTTCCATATCCTGAACCACTGACTCGTACTGACCAGTATGGTTCTGGTGTACCTAACGGTGGCAACCCATACGGTAACTCTATGCAGTTTATTGTTAATCATGTTGTTGCTGGTATGTTCTCTAATGGTAACAAGCCTACTGATGTAATGCGAGCCAGAGGTAACTCTTGGTGTATCACTCTATATCGAAATGGTAGAGCTGAACAACACTTTCCGCTAGAAGCAATGTGTTGGCACGCAGGAGCAAAAGCTAACTACAGAGGTATTGGTATTGAATGGGAAGGTACAACAAGTCACAGTGGCCCTACTGCTGCTCAGAAAGCTAAGGGTATAGAAGTAGAATCAGAGATTGCTCGATTTCGCGGTTGGACTAATGTTAAGAAAGGTTCAACTGGATTCGAGCATAATTACTTTATGAGTACTGGCTGTCCTGGTTTTCCTATACCCTGGTCTGCTCTTGCAGTAGGAACTGCAGTTCAGACTCCAACTGGTATTTGGGATGATGTAATACCAGTAAATCTGTCTGTTATCTTATACACAGACACCAATCTTGTCAGATTACCTAGTGGAGCCTTTGTTAAGAAGTTAGTCAAAGGTACTAAGTTAGCAGTTAAAGGACTATGGAAGGGAACGCATTACATAACAGCATATTCGTATGATAGGAAAATCTCTAACGGATTTGCCAGAAGTGCAACCATTGCTCCTTCCCCAACTCCATCGCCTCCACCATCATTCTGGGATGATATTAAACTGATCAATCAGTCTGTTAGTCTCTTTGAAGATGTAAACCTTGTTAAACTGCCAGAGAAAGTCTTTGTTAAGAAACTTCTAAAAGGCACAAAGTTAGCCGTTAAGGGATTATGGAAGAATTCATATTACATTACAGTATATTCATTTGACCGTAAGATTCAGAATGGCTTTGCTATCTCAGCTACGATTCCTCCACCACTACCTCCTCCAGATGATTGTGCTAAATATAAAGAGGAAATAATCGCGCTTGGAAAAGAAATAGTAAGATTAAATGACCTATTAATTACTCTTAAGGCAGATCTAGCTCGATGTAATACTAATACTGCAGCACTAGAGACACAAATTAGTGATCTTGAGAAGGAGGCTGAAACGGTTAAGCAAGCTATCAAACTTCTAAATAACTACTCAACATCTTAAGGAGATTGCTATGGCACCAGAGAATGAGACAGAACTTGTATTCAATGAAGAAGCATTTTATGAGACTACTCCTAAGACCTTAACTCTTACAGGGTCTACAAATAATAATGCTCTGCAAGATGGCTCTATACGAGCTATGATTGTGGGTATCCCTGCTGGTATTCTATGGTTTCTACAGGCTGAATATAATATTCTATCTGACGACGGATATGCTGCTTTAGTGAGCCTAATGGTTCCAGCAGGTATTCTTATATGGTCTTTCTTTGATAAGTTCATTAAGCCAAAGCTTATTACTCCTTGATAAGAAGTAAACATGATATTCCTCACGGAGAAGCTATCAGCATTGCTATAGCATCCTGTGGTCATAACTTAGGGTGTGGATGCGATGGTGTATCTGAATGTTGCTTTAAATGTCCTCTTGAATACTGTCGATTTGAAGTAATAGGTGGACTAAAAGCAATACAGAATATAGACCGTAACAGGGAGATAATACAATTGTATAGGCAAGGACAAAACACAACTATTCTCTCTAGACAGTTTAATTTAAACAAGACAACTATACGTAGAATTGTGAAACATAATGGCAGATTGGATTAACTCTGATGGTAGAGTTAAGCTTCTACATGGTGACTGCGTACAACGTATGGAGGAGCTGCCATCTAACTCTATTGATGCTATAGTAACTGATCCTCCTTATGGTCTGCTTTTTATGGGGAAGAAATGGGATGACATTTCTAGAGTTAAACTCTTCCACCATAAATGGGCTGTTCCTGCTCTGCGTGTACTGAAACCTGGAGGCTATATACTATCCTGTAGTGGAGATAGAACATATCACAGGATGGCAGTAGCTCTTGAAGATGTAGGATTTGATATTCGACATATGATTCTCTATCTGTATGGCTCTGGCTTTCCGAAAAGTCAAGATATATCTAAATCTATAGATAAAAAGCTTGGAGCTGAACGAGAGAAGATACAGCCTGGAAATGCGCCTGCCTATCAACGCCGAATTGGTAATACTCGTCCCTGGATGGACGATCCTGATCATAAAATAGATAGCTCTGTACCTATTTCAGATAAGGCTAAAGAATGGGAAGGTTGGGGAACAGCTCTTAAACCTGCTGTAGAACCTATCTGTCTGGCCCGAAAGCCTTTAAAAGAGAAGACAGTAGCTAGTAATGTGATTCATCATGGTACAGGTGGGCTTAATATAGATGCTAGTAGAATAGGTACTGAAGATAATAGGCGCTATCCATCTAACGTTATTCTAGACAAAGAGGCTGCTCAGTTACTTGATAGTCAGAACGATCCTACCCAGTCCAGACGTAATGTCTTAACCAGTAAGCCTGGACAGATATATGGTGGTGGTGATGGTTTACCAAGCTTCACGGGTCTTTACAGCTTTGATGATTTTGGTGGGCCTTCGAGATTCTTTTATACAGCTAAGGCGTCTGTATCTGAACGTCGAGGGAGTCAGCATCCAACTATAAAGCCACTGGCACTTATGAAGTACTTAGTAACACTTATAACTCCTCCTGGTGGTACTGTGCTTGATCCTTTTGCTGGCTCTGGTACAACTTTAGAAGCTGCTTATACTCTTGGTTTTTCATCAGTGGGTATTGAAATGGACATTGAGAACTTGACGACAATTATACGTAGACTTGAACAGATGAGTATGCAACTGGAGTAACTATGGCTGATTTATATCTAAGCCTAAGCTATAATGAGTATAAGAAGCTTGAAGAACAGCTTAGAGACTGGGAAAATATAGAGACTGTACACATGACTATGGATGAACGCTTTTACCATAAGGCTCTGAGGCTGGATATGGGAGATATCGTTCTTGAGATTCAAGGGCCAAGAGTGATGGCTCCACCAATTGCAGATATGGATGATGATAAACAAAGAGCTGAAGATATAGTGGAACAGATAAGAGCAGATAAGGAAACCTTGAATAGCTAGAGTTCTCTGGTGCGCGGGGAGGCCGCGCAGGGGTCGTCGATGTCAGGGAAACCTGCTCCACGCTCCAGAACACTTTAGTTAGAAAGGAATTTATGAGTTGATAGTAATACAAAAAGACGAAGGCCCAGAAATGCGTTCAATAGATATAATACAACGCATTATAGACTTTCTAAGTCGTGTAACTGGTTGGCCTATGACTGTTAGTGAATATCCTATCCGCTGTAATATCTGTAAAGCTAAAACAAAAGGTAATATTATTATTGGCTACAGAATGGAGTGTAGAGAGAATCATTAAGGAGAAGAATTATGGCAAGGAATCCGCGCTTAGATCAGTCTAAGAATACTGTACAGGGTCTAGAACTAATGATAAAAAGTCTACAAGATCTTCTGATGGATGCTCGAACAGGTAGTAAAATAGTTAATGTAGTAATGGATTGTCACGCTGATACACAGCAGGGTGCTTCTCCTGGAGCAGATTCATGGGAAAATCTTTACACTGGTCTTCATAATTATATTTATAGAATAAATATAATTGATATAAAACAGTACGAAGAATATATAAAGAAATCAATATTGTGGTCTGCTCCAGTCAATTAGCAAAAGGAGGATAAACTATGCTCCAATCCTATGAGACTGCCTTCTTCGAAGATAAGAATACAGGTCTACCTTTAGGTGGCTTCGCCAAAGCTGTAGGTATAGATATACAGTTTCAACCTGGGCCTCTTAATGGTAAAGAGCCAACAGGTGCCTTTATCGAAACACTGATTTCTATAGTAGTAGATAGGCTTCAGTATTATCAAAAGGTAAATAATAACAGATTCAGATGCAGAGAGAACAGTCTAGCTATTACACATCTACAAGAGGCGCTACACTGGCTTAATCATCGTACTAAAGATAGGATAACTAGAGGAGTAGAAGGTACACATAAGCCATGATTGTTCGCTGCTCTAAATGTCTATCAATCCTGACCAAACATGATTTCCAGACTACTTAACTTGGTGGCCTTATTGTATCTGTATATCACTTTGCGGACGGTGTGAGCAGCGTCAAATTATTGAAGCGCTAGAGAAAATTAATGCCAGTAAACTTAAATAACTGGAAAACTGTTCGTGGTTTTGTTGGAGCTGGAAGTCGTCTGCACTTAACACGAGTACAGGAGCGGGCACCTTATAAAGAATCAGAGAAATCGTTATGTGGCATTGGCCCTGTAACTATCGAGCGATCTGACTGGCCTACTGACTGGAAGAAAACACCATTATGTATCAGATGTAAAAATCGTGAATTATCAAGAAGATGATCTGTGTGGAGGAGGGAACCCAGGCATTGGCGACCCCTGATGTTGTCCCCCAGGGGCGAGCGGTAGCGAGCTAGATATGTATAGTTATTATCCAAGTTATCCAGATGGATGGGGGATATTCTCGTTTTGGATAAAACAGTGGGCATGCTGGACTTGTTCATGTTGTTGGTGGAGAGCACCAAAAAAGGAGAAGTCCGATATAGTTGTTCATCACAATAATATGAATAAGTCAGACTGTAGATCTGAAAACTTAAGAGTATTGTGTTGTGATTGTCATGATTTTATGCATGGAAGAAAGTTCTCAGTTCGTCGAATGAAAGTTGTTGTAAATCGTCGAGAGCAGGTGAAGAGACGAATGATGGGAAGATATGATAATCAAGGCTGGCCTATAATTGAGTTAGCAGTATGAAGATTTACTTGGCAGGCCCATATACAGAAGGTGATGCTGCTCTGAATGTACGACGTATGATTGAGTTAGCGGAACTGATAGTAAAAGTAGGACATACGCCTTTTATTCCTCTTCTGTATCACTTCTGGCATTTTATGTCTCCTCATGATTATGGTTACTGGATGGCTCTAGATCATGCTTGGATAGAAGCTTGTGACGCTCTTGTTTATCTTGATGGTGAATCTTCAGGAACACAAGAAGATATAACAGTAGCTGAAGAGCTAGGAATAGCTGTTTATTCTGAGCAGGAATTCTTTAACTGGGTTGCTAAGGGGCATAAATAGTCTCTAAAATACTTGACAAGTATGCAGATGTATGCTATACTTTTATTATGGCAACAGGTGATATAGATATTAACTGTAAGCATAGAAAGCTAAAGTGTTCAGTAACATATTCGTCAGATCGTCAAGAAGATAAGGCTATTGTCTCATGTAAATTCTGTGGTTTCAGTATAGAAATAGTAGATAAAATGCTTACAGATGATATGATTAAGTATGAGTTTAATCTTGCTGTGAAGAATCTTCGGAAGGGCCGACGGATTTTCACAGGTGGTAATGGTCGCGTCTCTTAGTAGAGGAAAATCAAAGGCAGATCCTTGTATTATGTCAACTAAAATACATGGTGCCCAAAGATGGGTATATGTTTGGGCGCTATATTAACAAGACGCCCAAACATAGATTGACTTTTGGGCGTCATGTGGTATACTAGATAGGATTGAACTTCGTATTACCTACGGTATATAGTTAATGCCCCGTAGTTACTAGTTGGCGAGATTATTTATTATGAAGGAACTGCACTCAGTTAGAAGACGTGTTACTTGGAAGATGGGAAAGATGTATGGACGTGGTTGGGTACAGGGTTCTATAGAAGCGAGTGCTGATGTTAAAGAACAATATCATTTGAGTGGGATAACTTATTCAGAGTTGTATAGGCTTCTTATAAATAGAGGAAGAGTTACAACACGGCGTAAAAGTTATCCAATGATTTTTTTAAATCTCTCATTGAAGGATGATGACTTCTATTATATCAAATCGATATATGAGAAGCATAGATGGTCACGGTTTCAACAATGGGCTAAAGGAACTCAAATTCAGCTTATTTGGGAGGGTGAGAATGCTCAAGCTCTAATTAGGAAGCTTCAAAGGTATATTTCTGTTTTTGATAAGTCTGATGATCTTTCACTCGTCTTAGAGCGAAGAATCTTTAGAGTTATGAGTTTAGCGGCCCTTAAATGGATTCCAAAAGGAGGTCAGGATGTAATAGAAGAAGTAGATGTTCCTGAAGATATTTCAGTTTGGTAAGTTATTAAGAAGGAGAAGTTAATGCCATCTGATGCACAAGACGCATGGGAGACGGAAACACTAACACCTATCAACGATGCGGAAGTTACTGTCGTTGATGCTTATTTTGAAGAGGGAAAGTATAGTACACAGATAGTTTTGGGAGTGAGAATAGATGTGCCTCATGACCCAGTGAATATCTCATTTGAGATTGCTAAGGTCTGGTACAGTTGTGGCTCAGATTGGGTTGTTCAAGACGCTGGTGCTAGTATTGTAAAGCCTACAGCAGACGCGAGCAAACCTGCTAAGATTCATGCTTCTAGTAACTATGGTAAGCTTATGGATCGTGTACTGAAGATTGGTGTAGATATGCGTGGCCGTGGTAATCCTACTGAGGCTAAAGTATGGAAAGACTTGCGGTTTCATATGCAGCGAGAATCAGTGAAATATACTGGTCTTCCTACTGCTGAGGGTGGTACACAAGATGTAGATGCTTCTATTCTGCTTCCTGTTAGTCATCTTCCTGCTCTAGGTGCAGTTGCAACGCCTGTAGTAGAGACGCCTGCAGCTACATCAACTTCTGTTGTTACACCTCCTGTGTCAGCATCTGTAGTAGACGGTTCAATAGAGAGTCATTTAATTTCTGTCCTTCTTGGTAAGAGTTCTGTAGTTGAGGCGAAACAAGCTGCAATGCGTGATTCTAGAATTGCAGCTGATGATGCTATTAGTTCTAGAATTCTAGAGAATCAGCTTATTGAGTCTTACTTTGAAGGTGATTCTCCAGTCCTTGTTATGGCTGATGATAAGATTGCGAGAGCCAGCGGATAGCAGTAATTAGTTTATGCTGAAAGAACGTTCTGCACATGGCAGGAAGGTGAAGGCGATTGAGGTCGTCCTTCTGGCGGCAATTGCATTCTAATGATTACCGATAGTTAGAATATTAGCTGCTATAGTTTAAATCGCGGTAGAAACCAAGTATAAAAGGAGAAGCATGCCCTTTAAAATTAGTGGTATTGAATTAGTTAGACGACTCAGAGTAAGAGTACCAGAATACAGATCTATGGCAGAACATTGTACTCAGCACGCTGAGGAGATAAAAAAGAAACTTGATAATATTTCTGAAGCGGTTGGCCATGAAAGGGTACAGATTATGCCTATGCCGAATCCTGATCAGATGTGGTTATCTTGTGCTGAGTCTTGTAGTGCTAGAGCTGATGATCTCATGTGGCTTAGTGACTCTATAGTAGAAGATCAAGTGCATGAGGTCACTGGAGATGAATTGCTAAATTTAGGTATTGTGGGTGCTATTGGTGAGTCTAGTTTAGACTTATTTGAAGATGAGCCAGGCGAATAATTGTTCTCATGTTTGCACAGGGCCGCATGGATCAAGATATTCTGAACAGTTTAAGTTAATGTGTCATACTGTATGTCCTGGCTGTAAAAGGCCAATCAAGTATGGAGAGCTAAATAATCATCGAGTTAGGGAATGTCATGCTGAGTCTAAGTGACCAGGGTATTGTTCTTGAAGAAGATTGGGGTTGGCCTGTTAGCATTGTTGAGATGACAGAAGATGGAGAGTCGCTTTTCTTCATGGTCTGGTGCGCTCAAAAAGACGGTGATAGTCAGTGTGAGTGTCAGCCTACTCCTCCTGTAGGAACAGCAACAACGAAAGAAGGTGCTCTTGAAGCATGGCGATTTCAACACTTCGAGAAACGCTATCAAGGTAGGCGACGACAGTAATGGTTTTAGAAGATACCAAGGGAAAAACAGTACATCATAAACCTCCTGATTTTAATAGTGTGTGGACTTCATCGCAGCTAAGTTGTGAGCGGTACTGTTATCTTATTGCTCAGGGTATCGAAGGTGACTTTGTAGAGTCAGCTGTGCTTGATGAAGGTCGTCTTCACGAAGATGATGTAATAGCTAAACTACAAGTTAAGGGTGTTATAGTTACAGATAGACAAGTAACACTACGACATCCTACATTGCCTTTAATTGGTCATCCTGATGGAAGAGTTTATATACCTCCTGACATGTCTTCAGGAATTCTTGTTCCTGGAACCAGATATCTTCTCGATGTAAAGTGTGTTTCTCTTGGGACTCAAATTCTTAAGGCTGATTTGACTTGGGTAAATGCTGGTGATTTACGGGAAGGTGATAAGGTAGTTGGATTTGATGAAAATCCAGATGGGGGCCGTAGACGACTGCGAGAATCTACTGTGGTTAGTAATAATATTGAAATAATGCCAGCATTGGATACTGTTTTATCAGACGGCAGTGTATTACGTTCTTCCAGTTCACATTATTGGTTAACTAGTAGGCTTTCTGGAGAAGCAGAAAGAATTGTTCCACCGTTCTGGGAAAAGACTTCTGAACTCTCTAGCGGCTTTATTCCTAAAAGAGATAGATTTGATTGGGAGGCTAGCTCTTATTATCTTCCTAAATATTTCTCTGTTTGGGAAGAAGACTTCTCATACGAAGCTGGCTACTTGTCTGCTTCGTGGGATGGTGAAGGGAGTTTATTTTATTCACCATCCCGTCCATGTTGGCAATTAGAGTTCAGTCAGTCTGAGAATGAGATGCTGGAAAGAGTGAAGGCTTATCTGGATGAAAAGGAATTTAACTATAGAACTAATGACAGAATAACTTCTAGTGGCAAAGTGAATGTTTTAGTAACTTTACAAGGTGGCTTTGCTGAGATAACTCGATTCTTAGGGCAGTTTAGACCTCCTCGTCTGCTATCAAAATTTCATTGGGAGAAACAACCATTCTTACAGATGAAGTCACTTCCAGAAGTTGAAGATGTGGTAGATGTTGGTGAGAAGTCATTGTGTGTCTTACAGACAACGACTGGCACGTTTATAGCTGAAGGGTTTGCCTCTCACAACAGTTTCGACAGAAGTTTCCATCAGAAGGCTATTAAGGACTTCGTTGGTAACTTTCCACATTTATATAGACAGTTACAGAGTTATTCTCTGATGTCTGAAGATCATGAACCTGTTTATGTACCGGCTAAAAATAGAGCATCTGGTGAGATTCATGAGTTAGTCCTTGATCCTGATGAAGAAGAGTGGTCTAAGATAGAAACTATGATAACCATTCTTGATAACGCTGTTCATGATCCGAAGTTTGATTATAAGTATTTACATTGTCCTCCTGCTGATTCTATATCTGGAAGGTACTGTCCTTATCGCGTAGTAGGTATGTGTGAGCATCAGACTAATATTCCTAATATTACTGAGGCTCAGGTAGTACAAGCTTTATCTGATTATCAAGAAGGTAAGACTCTTGAAAAAATAGGTGGAGAACGTAAGCTGGAAGCTAAAGAGATTATGGCAGCGTACTTAAAGAATCATAATATTACAAAGATGAAGATAGGTGATAAGGTTCCTATGATAACTGACGAGAATAGTCGATCCTGTGATTATGATATGTTAGAGCAAGAAGATCTTGTACTGTATAAGAAGGTAGTGAAAAAGACACCTTACCAGAAGTTTCAAATCAGATGACATCTACTTTACTTGACAAGCTTTCAGATATGTGTTATAAAAGAGATAGCTAATAATTATATCTCAAGGATGAATAGGGAAAGAAGTAAATTATGGCTGCTAGAGAAAAGATAATGCTTGGTGGAGAGTCGAAGTCTGGGAAGACTTTTTCTTGGCTCTCTATAGCGCGAAGTAATCCAGATTCCCAGTTCTATGTTGCAGAGCCTGATGATGGTATTAATAAGGTTCTAGAGAATGAATATGAAGATGTATTGAAACATGGTAATGTTCATGGTGCTCATAAAAGTCTAGAAGGATTATGGATGCCACCTGAGTTTATTTCTCAGAACTGGAAAGATGTACGTAATTTTGTAAGTGGACTGAAAAGCCTTCGGGATGCAGGTGAGTTAAGTCCTGATGATTGGATTATACTAGAAGGTATGGATATTATTACTCGTATAATTCGGTCAGAATATATTGCAGATACTAATAAAATAGATTCTAAGACGAAAGCAATGATGGCAGATCCTTGGGAGGCTATTAAGTCAAAGCGAGCTAGGGGCGCGCCTGTTCTGGAACCATCTGATCATGATGCAATTAATTATGAGTATGAAGGTCAGATGACTACTCTAGTGTATACTATGCCTTGTAACTTCTTAGGAACGTCCGGTATTGAGCGTATCCATTTTGATTCTAAGTTTATGGACGAAGATCAGAAGCAGTATTATGCATCCCTGGGAACTGGTCTTAAACTGGAAGGTCATAAGCGTAATCCGCGTATGTTTGATACTATAGTCTATCTGTATGTAGGTAGTGAGTATCAGATGGAGGTTCTTGGAGATAGAGGTATTGGTAAACAATCTCGGCGTAAATGTACAGACTTCTGGCTGGAGCTACAACGGTCTAGAGCAGCTAAAATATCTGAAGGAGCTGTAGCGAAGTGACTGTATTTGCCAAAGCGTGGAATTCTTTAAAGCAGAGTATAGAAGAAAAGAATTCTTGGGGTAAAAATGAATTAAAAATGTTAATGTTGATGTATGACTGTCTACATACAGCAGCCACGGAGAATGATAGGGGAGAAGATGCATATAACGATCTTCAGGCTTGGTTAGAGTATGTGCAGATTGTGGACTCTGTGGACTCTCAGGTATAGAGCTGTTAATCTACAGATGTAAGGATACTGCTGATGGTTTTCATACAGTTAGACATGAGTGAAAGGAGAGATCTCGGAGTCCACTCAGAACGGTAAATCAGGATACCTTTGTAGAAAGGTAATGCTTGTTCACCGTCTCCTGTGCGCCTGAGCAGTCCAGCTTGTTCGTCATCGAGACTGGACTTTCTTGCTGAGATTCATCTTTTAGGTCTTTTGAGCATCTCAGTAGGGAGTAATGGAGGTTTCAGAAAAGAGTGACTGTCATTCTGATCTGACAGTAAGTAAGATGGACAACTGAATTCTGAGTGGACTTTGAGGTCTCTTCTTAAGAATAGGTATGATAGTTGGGAGGTACGATAATGTGGTTACAGCGAAAGAAAAGATACTAGACTTACCTAGACCACTTACTGATAATCTATCAGATATAGGTGACGAACTGGGTGTTAGTAGACAATATGTTCATCAGATTGTAACTGAAGAAAAGATACCGTATATAGTTGGAGGAGTTAAGCAGAGACAAGTATGCATAAATCCTGAGTGCGATAATCTGACTTCTTACTCAGATCCAGATAGAGATTCATACTGTGATCTGTGTGACTCTATAGAACTTAGACGTAAAGGAGAATGGGTAAAGTGTACTCTTTGCAGAACATCAGTCTATCGTCGTCAGTCACTACTAGCAAGAACTAAACAGGTTTTCTGTAGTACAGGATGTTATAATAAGTTTAGACAGATTAAATAAAGGATTAATATAAACATGTATTCTATTAAAATCAAGAGACGGTTTTATGAGAAAACAGAATATATTGAAGGTCATTTATTGTGGTTGGGCGCTTTAGATGGTTGCAGTTATGGTAGTTTCTGGAATGGCGAGACAGTAGAACATGCTCACAGAATTGCCTGGAAGTTAATTTATGGTGATATTCCAGATGATAAACATATACTCCATAAGAATATCTGTCAGCATCCTCCGTGTGTAAATATCAGGCATCTCTATCTTGGAACTCACCAAGATAATATGAGAGATACAGTGAAAGCTGGAAGTCACTATTTTGCAAGCAGAACTCATTGTCTAAAAGGTCATCGAATACCTATCATCGTCAGCAGTTAAATGGTGGCTCTATGGGAATGTGCCGATCTTGTAATAGAGAGCGATCCAGAATAAATAGAATGGCTTCTTAATACTATGGTGAGTATATTATATAGTCCTTCAGAGCCGTGGGAAATAAAAAATGACTTTGGTAATGTTGGTATTTCAACACCAAGTATTCCTTGTGATTATGTTTGGTATTGTAATGGGCGCAAAACGCAGATAGAACGTAAGCATGTACCACAGGACTTACTAGCATCTATTAACGATGGGCGGCTTACTAAAGTAACTCAGATACTTATCCAGAATATCGAGAAAGGTGGACGTAGTTATCTTCTTTTAGAAGGCTTTATACGCTGTAACAGTAGTGGCTTTATTCTTAATCCAGATAGACCTAGTGGGTGGGAAATAGATAAGGTTTCTAGTCTGATCTCTTCTATTCAAGCATCTGGTATAGAGTTACTTCTGAGTCCTAGTATTAAAGAAACAGCTCTGATACTTATTAGCCAGATGAGATGGGAGATGAAGGGAGAACATAAAAGCACTCGTACTAGACCTGGGCCTACGCATGAATGGGGACAGCCTGCATTCGCGCCTTATATGCTTTGGTCGATACAAGGGATTCCAGGAGTAGGAGCAGATCTTGCAGAGATATTGTATGGTACGGCTCCAACTTGGGAAAAGCTATTAGAGTTATCAATAGAAGACTTACAGCAGTTAAAACGTATTGGCAAAAAGAGAGCTGAGGGGATATGGACATTTCTCCACACAGGAAAACTGTTATAGTTATAGAAGGACGATTTTGGGCTAAAGTTAATAAAACTGAAGGTTGCTGGAATTGGACAGGAGCTAGAGGTGGACTGTATAATTATGGACATTTCTGGATGGGTTATGATAGGGGAGTCCAACAAGCTCATAGAGTTTCTTGGTTTATATCTTACGGAGAATTTCCTCAGCAATGTGTTCTTCATAAATGTGATAATGTTATATGTGTAAGGATAGAGCATCTATTTTTAGGGACGCGAACAGATAATGCGAGAGATAGAGATTTAAAAGAGAGACAGGTTAAAGGTGAAGATCATGGAATGGTAAAACTTAGTATAGAAGAAGTTAAAGAGATTCGTCTCCGCTATACTGAAGAAAAAGTATATTATTGGGAACTGGCTGATATATATGGCGTATCTCCAAGTCAAATTGGTCGAATTGTTAGAGGTAAAAGATGGAGTCATGCTTCTTCTTAAGGGCTTTCCAGGAATAGATGCAGAAATAGCTGATATTCTATTTAATGCTGCTCCTACATTTGAGAATCTGTTAGCTATGTCTGTTGAGGACTTTACAGAACTAAAGCGATTTGGCAAGAAACGTAGTGAAGGACTATATCGCTTCCTCCATGAGGGTAAATTAATTGACTAGAGGTAGTGATAAGTGATAAAATCTCCTTGGCCTGATTGTCCTAATTGTTCAGGGATAAAGCTGTATAAAAATGCAGGTAAGTGGCGCTGTTGGTATTGTGGTTATAATAGAAAGATCAAGTAGTGACTCAGAAGCCTGAGATTTCTTTCAGGATTAAGATAACAGGTATACGAGAAAAAGTTAAAGGTTCTGAAGTTCATAGAGGGGATGTTGGTATAGAAGGCGCAGTAGTGGACTGGATGGATATAGAAGGATTTGAAGTATGGATACCAGTTATTATTCTGTATGATGGTAAAGGAAAAGTAGTCTTTGGAGATAAAATATGGTGGAAGAGGTTAAGCTAGATATCCAAGCGGCCCGTGAGCGCTGCGAGGCGGCGTGTGTAAACTGTGGCGCACCATTCACCCCGCGCCGTAAGGATCACCGCTTCTGTTGCGCTCGGTGTCGTTGGACGTATAAGGAGCGCACGACTGGACGAGAGGCGCGGAACCGGCGAACGGCGGCATATCGCAAGACGGAAAAGGGGAAGGCGGTTGCTAGTGCTATTACGCGCCGACAATATCAAAAGAACCCCGAAGCTGCGATGGCTCGGGCCATGTCTGGTCATGCCTTGCGGAGAGGTGAAATCGTACAAGCCTCAGAATGTGAAAGTTGTGATGCGCCAGGTCGCCTGGAGGCCCATCACCACAACGGATACAAGCGCGATCATTGGCTCGATGTGCGCTGGCTTTGCAAGCCGTGCCATGTGGAGGTTCACCATGTGTTGCAGAACTGACGCCCACTCCGATCTAGTCAAAGCTCTGGAGGCACTGGAGGAGGCGCAGGGGTTGCTACGGCGTTTTCATGTCGCTGGCTTATTGAGTTACGAGAGCGGGAAAACTAATGCGGTGGGAGATGTTTGGCGGGATGTTGACCGCTTTCTGCCCAAGGAGGGGAACAATGACGACTAACGGAGGGTGCATACACATTGACGGGTGTACCTGCTACGCCCGCCTACAGGCCAAGGTGAATGAAGTTTTACGAGAGAAGGAGGCCGTAGAGGAGCAGTTGCGCGGCTGCAAGGCGCTGGAGCGTCTACTTGTGGCACCTACTTACGACGTGGCGGCACATGATGAGGCTCGTGCCGCCATTACGCCCGAAGAGGCAAGCGAGAAGGAGGAAAAGCGATGAACGACCCTACCTGTTACGTCTGTGGGCACACACCGGAGGAGCAGCGTGAGGAGATTCGAGAGTGTGAGGAACCGGACTGCGCCTGCGGAATGTTCGAGCCGCGTGAGGACGACGACGAGGAAGAGGATGCGTCGAGGGTGAACGTTACCTATCGCGTGATGAGGGGATAGCTATCCTAGAAAGGTGGTCACGGCCATGAGGCCCATCAGCGAAGCCGATCAAAGGGAGAGAGCAAGCCGATGATTTCTGAGGCTGACGAAATGGATTACAAGCAGCAGGAAGGCGAGGAGCGGCGTCGGGCGTTTTTGGAGCGCAGGGCGATGATGGGTGGGCCGGATGCGCCGGAGCCGTGCGAAAGGTGTGACGGCAATGGCCGCGTCGTTACAGACGCGTGTCTATGTCCGGCTCCTCTACACGATGAGGATTGCTACCGCGAGTGTCCCCGCTGTCTTGGAACGGGAGTGCAGCCGTAATGCTGAGCGATGAGGCGCTGAGGCTGCTGGAGCGGCTAACGACCGATGAGGCGATGCACTACCTCGTTGACCACGGCAATCCTGGCTACCCTGGCGACAAAGGTGTGCAGGTGGGGAACGAGCTGCACTGCAATTACTGTGATGCCAACGTGGATAGTGTGGATAGTGACGATCGATCACACAAGGCCGATTGTCCCTGGGCAGAAGCCCGTGCCTTCCTAGCCCAGCCCGAAGGGGCGCGAGAGGCGGCGCTGGTGGCGCTGGTGGACAAGGTGGCTTCCTATTCGCACGACCCTGACCTTATGTGGTTCCTCAATGAGCACCCTACTCGCTCCAATCGCTTCTTAGCAGCAGAGCTAGTTCGCTTAGAGTGTGCCCTTGCCGACACCTCCCCGGCTGCTGCGGTGCTGCTGGCACAGGCAAAGGTGGGCAGGGAGCACGTAGCATGGGGCGAAGACAGCCAGCGGACACTTAATCGAATGTGTGAGGCGTACAGGGAAAGTAAGCAGGAGGTTCGTGCGCTGCTGGCCGCGAAGGCCGCACTGGAAGCGTGTAGGTACACACGCCATTGTGGGGGATGCGAAAATGCCCGCGCTGCCCTAGAGGTGGCCCTGATTGTGAGAGAGCCCATCACGTGAGCGCTGAGGTTCGCTGTCCCTATTGCAATAAGAAGCTCGCCGAGAGGCTGAACGGGAAGGTAGAGTTCATCTGTCGAGACTGCGAGCATAATAGAATAGGATATGGTTATATGGACGGGAAAATTATGATATGACAAGGCGATCTAATAGATTGTTTGATCAGAATGATCAGGAGTACCGTTCTGCTACTGGTCTAGATAGCATTGCTGGAAAAGAAGGTTATACTCTTGATGCTGATTATAATAGAGATCATCATCTTTATACTTTTCAATATAGAGGTCATGGTATAGTAGTGCCAGAGTCTGAAATAATGTGGGAGACGTATCCTATGAATCTTTTAGCTGAAAAGATTACAGAATTTATCAAGTCTATAGATAAACAGATTGGATGGAACTGGGAACCTGGTAAACAGAAGTTAGGACATAATGAGATACTAGCACAATTAGAAGCCAGTTGTAAGGAGGTGGAGTAAAATGGGCCATCATCTAACGGAAGATAATAAGTTTAAGAGTGATAAGTATAAATGGTGTCCTGAAGGATACTTTGCTCTAAAGTTTACTGATCCTGATGCTCGTCAGTGTATTGCTTTTTATTCTGTACTTACACAAGATAAAGAGTTAGCAGATGATCTAATAGAGGCTCTTAAGAATACCGAAGATGCAGACTCTTCCTGAGCCTTACTTTAAGAGTATGGATGGCAGAATAGTTCTCTATCATGGAGATGCTGCTGAGATTATGCCGCTGCTCTCTGATAAGGAATTCAAGGCTATTACTACTGATCCTCCTTTCGGGATTTCCTGGAAGAGTAATTGGACAGCTAAACATCTCCAAAAAGAAGTCCTCAAGGGTGATAAAGACCTGACTTGGATGGGTGACTTTCTAGTAGATTGTGAAAGGCTACTACAGCCAGAAGGTTCACTCTATGTTATGACTCGATGGGATAAGATAGGCTTCCTGATTGGCCTGATACGGAATCTTACTAAGCTGAATATTAGAAACTGTATTGTATGGGATAGAATTATACATGGTCTTGGTGATATGAAAAGTTATGCTCCTGTATATGACTTAATCTTGTATGCTACAGAAGGTAAGCCTGACTTACTGAGTGATTATAGATTCACAAACTTATGGTCAATCAATCGTGAGAATGACAGAAGCACAAATCATCCGACTAGTAAACCAGTGGCTCTCTTTGAGAAAATGTTAGTATGTTCAACTCAGCAGGGAGACCTGATACTAGACCCATTTGTAGGTTCTGGCCCTAGTCTTGTAGCAGCTAATAAGTTAGGTCGATCTGCCATCGGAATAGAAATAGATGAATATTTTTGTAGTTTAGCCGCGCAAAGATTACAGCAACTTCCGATGTTCTTCGAACAGGAAGAAATGGAGATTTCTTGATAGGGAAATCTATAGAAGAGATAGCGGATATGTTTAGTGTTGTTCATGGACACGTAAGTAAAATTGTTAATAGAGTAGTGTGGCAGCATATATAAAAATGTTTATGGGACAAAGTGAGATGACATTATGAGAAAGATTAGAGTAAGTGTTTCAGATACTAGATCGAAAACAGGGTGGACTGAAGTAACAGCGTATGAGTCTAGAGTTCTAGGCTTGATCTTCCATCACCCTTTAGTTTTATTAAAGAGACGATGGAATATTACGCATATACACTCTGGAAAATCTATCATCTCTGGAAAATTTAAAACACTTAAAGAAGCTGAAGTATATACTCAACGATGGTTAAAAAGTATAACTGATTGGACTCAGACTGAAGATCAGTTAATAGAAGAGTCACAAGGTAATCCTGCTAGATTTGAGAAAGCGAGGATTGAATGGTTCTGAAATTCGCTTTAAATAGGTGCAGGGAAGTACAAAAAATCGAATCTGAGTAGTCAGATAATCTTCTGAAGAAGTCTCAGTCATATCCTAGATGCACTGTATTGACTGTTATAGTGCTTGACATTATTGCAGATGTATGTTATACTGTGTATGGTGGAGTAGGTGTGGTGGTAGTCAGAGAAAGGAGATAAGGGATGAGGTTTATCTGTGGGTAGAACAAAGGAGATAAGTAAGACATCTAGAGTGATACGTGTTGATCCAGAAGTGCATCAATCTACTATAAATATTCAGACAAAGTTAATGGTGGCCGTAGGTCATTTCGTATCTACGAATGACGCAATAAAGTTTTTCTTTAAGCTTAAGGAGAACCATGGAAGATTATAGATGTCAATATTGTGGAGATGGGCCTTTCCAGAGTGAAGTTTCTAAAAGTGTCCATGAAGGAAGGTTCTGTGATAAGAAACCAGATGATATACTAGTAACTCCTGTAGATGTAAAAGATACTAATGGCCAGTCGGGACATGCATTAGATGACGAAGAGAAAAAGAAATGGGAAGATAAGAATAAGACAGCCACTAGACTTCAGTTCTTTAAATCAGATCCAAACTTCGTTATGCCAGAGCGTTTGCAGGGTAAGCTGGAGCGAATGAGTGTCAGACGAGAACATTCACCGCAGCATCTCTGGCTTGTAGGTGACGCTGGTACAGGTAAAACTAGTCTTGTTCTAGAGTTTGCAGCTATTACGAAGTCACCAACTTACAAGGCTCCTTGTTCTGCTATGACAGAGGTAAGTCAGTGGATGGGTAGAACAGCGTTTACTCCAGAGCGTGGAACGTACTATATTCCTAGTGTCTTCGTAGAGGCTGTTGAAACAGAAGACGCTGTAGTTATCTTTAATGATGCTACTCGTGTAGAGAACCCTAAAGTTCTGAATCCTCTTATGGATATTTGTGATGAGACTGGGGCTACATGGTGTGAAGAGATGGGCAGAGATATCCGAGTAGCTAAGGGTGTTGTCTTCTTTGCAACATCTAATGAAGGTTGGCAGTATACGGGTGCAGATGAAGCAGATGTTGGACTGAAAGACCGCTTTGATGTGATACCTATTCCGCTTCCACCTGTAGATATTATTCGACAGATAATCTATTCTAAGATTGGCGATACACCAGAGATTGCTACTGGAGTAGATTTCTTTATGCAGTGTATTAAGAAAGGTCTCCCACTTTCTATTCGTCATGCTCTAAGACTTGCTGCTGATATTAAATACGGAGCTAGTCTAGTAGATGCTGCTATACTTGGTATGATAGGTAACATGACACCTGATCAACAAACAGAGGCTTTGCAAGTTTTACAGGTTAAGTCTACTAGCCTGGGCGGTATTGGCGACTTAGAGATAGAAGATAAATGGAGCCACTGGAATGGATAGGCGTGAACTTCTCGTTAATAAGATGTTTAAGCTTCATGAAACTGAAGCGAGTTTATGGGAAGATAATACTAGCGAAGATGCTCCATTTAAATATGGGTTAGAAACGTATACAAAGATTGCGAAGCTAGCAACAGAGATACGTGATGGGATAGTAGGACTTAGTGAGGAATGACGAAGAGTCTGCGTGAACGGTTCTTGGAAAAGACTCTGCGAGAACGGAACAGCATAGGAGTTGCAAAGGTTAGGTATCCCTAATGAAGAATCTATCTGACTTTTGGAGAACCAGACGTAGCTATGATAAAGCTGTAGAAATGAAAACTGTGTTGGAAGATCTCAAAGCTTTTATCGAGATGGCTGCTGACGAAGGTGAATTCAATGTTAGATGGGGTACAGCTTCTCAGAATGAGAGTGCTGAAAAGAAAGTAACACTTAGTTATATGCCTGTTGCAGATATACCGACACCGTTCTCTGGTAAGGCTATTGACGTTATAGCAGGCTTTGCGGCACATGAGGCTGGACACCGTATCAGAGATCAGCGTGGTCAATCTGTTAGACTACTTGATGATAATGAACGTCCTACAGGTATGACTTCTAATGTAGAACGTGCTATTAGAAATATTCTAGAAGATGTATACATAGATCATTATCTCTATGTTAGTAAAGCTCCTGTGCTTGAGACTTATATCAGACGTGGTAGAGATTGGGATAAAACTCAGGCGAAGTATGCTATTGATGTTGATGAGTTAAAGCAGAAAGCTCAAGCTGAAGGTCTGTCTAAGATTGATATTCTTAGGCTCTGGATTAAGTATGAGCTATATGCTTTTAATTCAGCAGAGGAACTGAAGGACTTCCCTGACTCTGTTCTAGAGACACTACTTAACTTAGCCCAAATAACGGATACATACTGTAAGAAAAAGGGTTTAGTAGATGCAGTGTCAATATATGAATCTATATGGGATCAGTTTAAAGGTTATAGTGAGCCTGTTATTCAACCTTCTGGTAATGGAGAAAGTGGAGATGATGGTAACAATGGAGAAGATGAGGATGATCAAGGGACAGACTTTAGTAGTGGCTCAGGTAGTAAGAAAGAAGACGATGACCAAGAATCAGAGGATGGTAAGATAGAAGATTCTAATAGTATAGGCCAAGAACCAGAGGATCAAGATTCTGAAGATGATGAGGCTGAGGCTGATAATGAATCTGGAATAGGTGCAGATAGGGATGAAGAATCTGATGATGCAGATAGGGATGAAGAATCTGATGATGAGGAAGTTGATGACGAACCGTCTTCAGGTGAGACAGATAAACTCTATGATAATCTCTTGTCATGTCAAGACGAAGAGCGTAATGAGCTACCTGCAGAATTAGGACAAAGCGTTGAAGCTGCTATCATGAATGACAGAGAAGATATATCTCAAGATGTAATAGAAGAATTTAGTGATGAAGGTTTCTTTGATGCTATGCAAGATCAGTATCACTCTAATATCATTGTTGAGAAGGCAACGACGCTGATTCTACCTAATCAAGATGATGAAGTATCTCGTAGTATTCGACAGATATTCAACTTCCGTAAGAGACGTAAGACACGATATAGTCGTGGAACTGAAGAAGGAACAATATCTCAGACAAGGCTTTATCGTGCTGGTATGGGTAGTTCTCACCTGTATGAGAAGAGAGATATTAAGGATAGTCTGGATATCAATGTCTGCATCTTATGTGATATGTCTTCATCAGTACATGCAAGTCAGAAGATACTAGGTCAATGTGTCAGCTCTTTAGCGTTAGGTTTATCCCATCGCAGAGGAGTAAAGGTATGTATATTAGCTTATAACTCTCCTGTTTTATTATTTGGTGCTGACAAAAATGATGTAAGTATATATCGTCTGTTTGAAACAGGTAGCAAGGAAGTAAGCTTTATCGAAGCTAATGGTGGAACACCATCCGTAGCAGCTATGGGAGCTGTTCCTGGCTTGATACGTAGACTACTTGGTAGAGCTAGTGATAACCTTCTTATTCATATCACTGATGGCTTCCCGCATGATGAGAGTCTTTTGGGTACAGATATAGAAGACTTAATAGAAGTCTTAGCTAAGAAACACAAGATAGATACATACTGCCTTGCTGTTATGGGTTATGGTGCAGGTACTGCTGGTCTTGCAAGTAATCAGGATAATCTACTTAAGAAAGCATACGGTGATTCTTATGAGAAGCTGAATAGTTATACTGATTTGCCAGAGGCTCTTAGGAAGCTATTATATAATCTGTTGGTGACAACATGAGTAAGGTAGACTATTATGTCTGTGAGCAAGATGATATAGATCATGACTTTAAAACAGTTAGACTTAAAGTCAACAGGACGCTCTATCCACAAGCACAGGTCTGTAAGCGTTGTGGGTCTATCTTTGACTTAGGTAACCTAGGTGCAGATATTAAGAAGGTAGTAGCTCAATTATCTGGTATGGATTTAACTCAGTTTAAACTTAAGGAAGCGACTAAGACTAATCAAGCAGTTTTGCTTGCTAGAAAGATGGAGAGGATTTCAAGGCCAACAGTCAAGGGCAAGGCTTTCCATGAGCGATTAATAAAGACATTACTAACGAAAGAGGAAGAACGTAAGCATCAGCCTTCAGCGTCACCCTGGCGCATGAATGGATAGGAAAGGATTTAAAATGGAAACTAATAACGAAGATGATGTATGCTGTCCTTTTGAAGACATACAAGATAAGAGTTTAGAGACAGCTAGGATTCTACTTACTAATCTTGGAGCTAGAATGCTGCGTGGTCTAAAGAATCAAGTTACTACAGATGAACATAGGTCGTTATTACTCTGTGTTAGTATTATCGAAACGGAACAGCAGCTACGATCCTACCAAATTACCAGTGGGCATCATCATCCCATAAAAGCAGCCACCGATGGCGAAAGTGGCAATGCTAACAAATGTTAGACACTAGTTTCGAGAGGAGGCTGGTGGGGGAGGATAGTCAAGGGCACTTTAGAAACAAAGAGGATTTGTCTAACAATGTCTAACACTTTATTGCTAGTAATTGAGGAGTGTGCTATGAGTGATTACGAGAGTATGCGAGAAGACGCTAAACGTGAACGATACGAGGAGAAGCAAGAAGCTGTATTACCAGAGCCGTGTGGCTGTGAATTTCTTAGTGAGTGTTGCGGTATAGCTCCTGACGAAGCCTCACCTGATATAGCTAAAGATAATCTAGCAGGTATCTGTGGTGGATGTAGAGAGCATACTGTCTTCGAACCTTCTCAAGAACAGACATGGGTGCAGATATATTCTGGTATATATGGCGATGATGCAGATGGTAATCGAGGAGTGCCAATGAGAGTGTTTGAGTGTACTAGTTGTAAGGAAGAGAAGGAGGTAATCTATGTTTGAAGCTATAGAGTTACGTAAACAGGTAGAGAAGGGCTGGCCTAGTAAGTTTGAAGTTATGACAGAGAAAGAGATGGCTGATATTACTTATGGTGCTATGACTGCTGCTAGTAGAAGAATAGAGGAGTTCTTACTAGATAAGTTAGGTGAGCGAGAACAGTCTTACTCTCATAGAGGAGGTAATCTATAATGGTAGGTGAAGTAAACTGTATGTGTGAGTTTGGAAGTCCAAATGATCAGTGTCCTATTCACGGATATGAAGCATGGAAGAAACAAGCACAGGAAACATATAAACAAGAAGAAGATTGCCCACGTTGTAGCGGTGATCCAGATGGTGTATGTCATCATCAAAATGAGGATATGATTCCTGCAGATGAAGCAGGTGAGGCATCAGCTAATCAGAAACATAGGTGGGGATAAACTGTGAACTTAAATAGATTTCTTGAAGAGCTTAGTAAGACTGGTGGTAATTGGTATGTAGATCATCAGAATATTAGAAGAGGTAAGGAGCATGATATAAGTAATCCTTATCACTGTCCTATCTCAGCAGTTGGTTCAAGAGTAAAGAAACGAGTGTATGCAGTTTATGAATTTATGGATGCAGGTGACGCTATAGGATTAAGTTCAGAACTTATAGGTTGTATCTTTGCTGCGACAGATAATGTAGGTGAACCAGTACTACGGACTAGAATTCTAAAGGCTGTAGGACTAAAGGAATAATAGAGAGGTATATTAATATGAAGACTAGCATTATTGGAGCTCATTATCCAGAGGAAGTTTTAGGCATTAACCGTGTACTGAGTTATAGCTATTGGAATCAGAGTGGTATCGGTATTGTTATAGTAGCAATAGAAGGTTATGCTGACGATTGGGCTGCATATATAGGTGCAGGTACTGCTGGTATATCTGAAGAGGAGACTGTTAGGTATATCTGCAGAAAGGGTTGTAAGTTATCTCGTAGAAAGGCAGCTGCATGGTTTCCTCAGTTCCCGATAAAGAGGTATAGAGAGTGAGAGAACCAGCAGTTCTAGCTAGACGGCCTCATTATCAGGGTATGCCTATACCTGCTAATATTATAATAGATGATGGTATACCTGACTTTGCAGCTATAGATAAACGTCAGTCAGTTAAGCTAGCAAAGAAACGTTTCTGTGCTATGTGCGGAACAAGACTTAGAAGACCAATAGCTTTCATAGGTGGGGGCCTGTCACTCAAAGATGGAGTGTTCAGTGATGGGCCAATGCATCCTAAGTGTGCTAGATATGCAGCTGAAGTCTGTTCATTCGTTAGTGATAAGCATCATGAATATAGAGTACATTATAAGGAGCATTCTGGCATGGATTCTGAGATAGTACCTATGGGTAAATCAGAGATTATGGGTATACTCATAGCTACAGATTACGAGATAGTAACAGGAGGTATATTCGAGGCTGTTAATATTAGAAGTAGGGAGATGATTGAGTGACTACTGTATATGGTGAATCCGTAATCTGTAATCGTTGTGGGTGCAGCTTTGTGCCAAAGAACTTAGAAGAGCTTAGGCGTTATTACTCAGGTGAATCTTGTGTCCATAAGCATGAAGAGTCTTGTAAATATGTCAGATGACCTACTAACTAAGATACGTGAAGCTAAAGGATATATAGATAAGGCTGTATCTGTTTTAGGATATGTCACAGATCACCAGAGAGATGAATACTTTATGGAAGCACTATTAGCTGTAGAGGATACAGCTACTGATTTATCTTATGAAGCATGGTCTATTAAGATGAATATATGGGCAGCTCAGGGCAAGATATCTAGCTTTCCTGAGCCTTCAGTGCAGTCATTCACTGGAACTAGAAAGATACCAGAGGTAAGATAATGGATGAAGCTAAGTGCTCAGCTAACTGTGACAAAGACTTCAAAGATCATGAAGTGATAGTAGGTGTCACTACTGCAATAGTTTCTAACATTGATGATGCTATTGTCCCAGATGATCAGCCTTGGCTAGCTTTATATCATAAGCAGTGTTGGAAGGGAGCAATCATAGTGGGAGTTAAGAGTGGGGATTCCGCCAAAGAGACAGGCGACTCTGGATAGTCTGACTGAGCTAGCTCTAAAACGAGCATGGCCGAAGTTAGGAAGACAGACTCGCCAAGTGATGTATCTGGCTATAGTTAAGGGCTTCAAGAATAAAGAGATAGCAGATATGTTAGATATAAGCTTTCATACTGTATATGAACAGCTATGGCGGGCTGTACAAAAAGCACATGCTAAGACTAGAAGACAAGCCTATGCGTTCTATGCTATCAGATTTAACCAGGAGAATAAAATGGTTTGTAAAGAGTGTAAAGATACAAAGAAGATAGGACTATGTTCAGGTTGTGGTACTGAAGAGAATGATCCTCATCATCATCTAAAATGCCAGAGAACTGGATTCACACAAATAGATTGTCCTGCTTGCAAAACGCTTTAAATAAGAAAATGCTTAGGAGATACTATGAAGATAAACAACACAAGTAAAAGAAGATTTCTTGTCTTTCTAATGGTGCTTCCAGGACTGCTGGCACTACAGTCTATGACTAATGCTAGTGATTTAGAGTTTCTGGGATTCTCTATTACAATATTTGTTATTGCCTATCATCTATTTGAGTAGAAGCGCTTTAAATCCTAATTTCGCTTTAAATCTGAATTAGGTGCAGGGCAGATGAAAGAAGATGAGCTTCGAAAATCACAGTACCTCACGTCGGCGAACATTTGTTCGTGAAGATACCGGCAGGGGCACTTGACACATTTGCAGATATGTGATATAATACTGATAGTGGAATAGGTTTAGCAAGAGGAAGGGGAAAGGAGGGAAGAAGAACGAACCTTCCCGCTTTTAGTATTTAGACCGGAAGTAAAAGGAGCAAGTAAGGAATGACGAAGCAAAGGACTGTTAAGTTGACGGTTCTCCCAAGTTGTGATTTCTGCATATTGGAGAATCCACTAAGCACGCCACAGATAGCTCGATCCGATGCGCCCACTGCAAGTGGTTGGGCGTATCTTTGTTACTATCACTTTAAGGGATACGCACTGTCTCAGGGGACGAAGTTAGAGGCTGAGGATGAGATAGTGCAGACGACGGACTGTCCTAAGTGTGGTACTCCAAATCGGATAGGTCGGAAGCGTTGTGTGTGGTGTTCAGAGAAATTAGAAAGGGAGGATAGTCTGGAATCAGGTGCAGTCGAGCAGGAGATAGTCTTTGCAAGGCAGAGACTAGCTAAGGAAGGTACATGATGCACAACAAATACTGGATTTTCAGAATGTGGTATTGTCTACGTCGGTGGTTTTATCGAGACAGATATGTGGCTCCAATGTGGAGAGACAAGAATCATCATGACAAAGAAGAGTAACATTCCTTGGAAGCGATGTCTCTCTTGCTATAAACGAAAGCGTATTCATAAGACACAGATCTATTGTCATATGTGTATCAGGAGGAATATAGGATGAAACAGTTTGAAGGTAAGATAATCATGAAGATTCCAGAGCTGTCACGAACAGGATATAGTAGTCCAGAGGAGGCTGCTCTCGGTACAGAGATATTTCTTAATGGAGAGATAGCTTCTCAAATCTTCAATAGGTTCGGTGTTTCAATTCGAGTCCATATAGGAGAGGAAGTGAAAGTAGAATGATGAGTTGGCGAGACTTCCGCCAAGTAGGAAGTGTAACATGGGGTGGTGGTCTAAACAAAGAGAACTGATTAAAGGAAGCTTGGGAAAGAGGCTTTCTGGCCAGAGACTTTGGAAGTCATGGAGAGCTATATCAGATGAAGAGAAAGAAGAAGCGTAATGGCTAAGTTCTCTCTACAGCGAGAAATTAAGAGAACGCGAAAAGAACTGGATGAAGAACTGAAGGCACTAGGAGAACTGATGGTTTCAGTTGACTTAGCAACTGTATCAATTCTGCATAAACGAGGTTATCTTAATAGAATAGAAGCTGAGTTTGTGCAAGAGACTTACTCAGGAGATAAGAAAGAGAACGAGTAGATATCTAGTCTGGCCTTCGAAGTTAGGTGCAATTCAGATAAAGGAGCAAGCACTGATGAGAATTATACCACTAGATATTCAGGAGCTCATAGATATAGCTGCTCGCCATCATGTTCATAGATGTCTTATGTGTCAAGTTATCTGGGGCTGTCAAACAGAAGAGTGTAAACCTGAAGGAAGTCTGATTTCAGAAATCCTTTGTCGAAAATGTAAAGACTGATGTTTGTTCAGAAAGGAATAAGACAGATGCCGCATATGCTAGAAGTACCGATAAAGGGCTTTGATCCGAAGGGACAGCATACTCATTTCTGTGAGTATTGTGAGACAGAGGCTCTTTGTCAGGATTCTTTCTATCTGCGGCATAAAGATTTAGGTGATGTGATACTCTGCAGATCTTGCTGTGAAGATACTAAGATACAGTTAGTCTTCAGAGCTATCAAGAAGCTCTTAGTAACTGGCAGTAATATCACGGATGATAACGGTGTCTACAGATATGGTGTAGAAGTAGAGAAAGTTCAGAAAGCGAAGGTCAAAAAGTGAGTGTATTGGGTCCAGATAAGGAGAGTGTACTGTGAGCCGCTATAGTAAACAGCATTATGAAGATGTAGCTCGAATCCTAAACTACCAGAGGTATCAAGCTTGTGAAGATGTAAGCGACGCACTAGACGAAGTTAGTGATAAATTTGCTGACCTCTTCGTCGCCGACAACCCCAAGTGCTGTATTCATTGTGGTTATGTGAAGGGCTCCACTGAGGTTTGTGACTCTGCCAATGGACAGCTTCGGGATGAACATACCTTCGAGTACGGCTTTGATCGTGAGCAATTCCTAGCAGCCTGTGGGCTAGGATTACTATAAGAGCTGGAGCAGATAAGAAGAAAATGATGGTAAGAACTACCTGCGTCCACTGCGATAAAGTACCAAAATATGTGATTCAGGTTAAGGATGGACACTATGCTGTGAAAGTAGCCCAGAAGACACCACAGTATTGTAGAAGAGATGCTTATAGTGTTGCCGATCAGTTAGCCCTTTCGATCCGGTATGGCACTAGTGCTCACATCAGCTTAGAGGGAAGGAAGGAACAAGTAAAAACAGATGAATAGTGAAACATGGATTAGTCTTATAGCTATGATACTAGGTACTGCTTTTCTTGCAGTGATGCAAGTGGTATAGGAAAGGAGCATTATGAGTTCAGATGATTATCTGTATGTTCAACTCATTCCAGGCTCAGACTTATGGACTGTAACTCATGAGTTTGATTCTGCAGATGGGCCAAGAGAGACAAGAGATACAGATCCTAAATACCTTACATGGTATGAAGCTTACGAAGCTGCAGAAGATATGGGCGAACAAACTGAATACGGAATTAGAGTGCAGAGAAATAGGATTCCGACGCAGAAGGAGAAGGAGATGGATACGTTTAAGCTCTTGCGTATCTGTTCTAATTGTGGTAAGATGTATGAACAGGGTCTGGATAACTACATGAGGTTCTTTGGTAATGGTAAATCAGAACTGTCTATTTCGTCTAATGTACTGAAAATGGATTGGAATTGTTTTGACTGTATATTTGACTGTATACTAGAGTTGACTAAGGAAGAGAACTGAGAATAATGTGAATCTTCTTGATAAGATCATAGCTTGGCTTTACAGGTTTGAGCCACAGAGTAAAACCGCAATATACGAATGTGATTGCTGTGGAAAGTATCGTCGTTCTATAGAAGACTGCGGCTTATACCACCTGTGTCGAGAGTGTTTACTGAATCCTTGTAGTGAGGATATAGAAGAAAGGATGGAAGACCTGAAAATGAGCGAGGGAGAAAGTCACTGAGCTGGTCTTCGAAGTTGGGTGCAAAGGAGAGAATCACAGTGAGTCGAGAATCATCAGATGAAGTTACAGTAAGTGAAAGTTTAGTAGAACAATTATTGATGATCGCTGAGACGTATGATGATATCATGGATACTATGAGATTTGATGTGTCTTCTGTTAGAGCGACTATACTTGAGGCAAAACAAGCAGGGATAAAATCATTAAGAGAACCAGAATGATGATAAAGACTATTCCTGCTACCATTCAGCTCAGAGATGGCTCTGTCAAGGAAGTTAGAGTCATAGAATATAGCCTCCCATGTGGCTCTATAGGACACTCTATGACTCTAAAGACAGGTAAGCCGGTATGGGAGATACATGTTAAGAACTGCAGAATATGCAGAGAGGAATATGGTTATGGTGAAGTCCCTACAAATGGAAACAACAATGGTGCAAGAAGTCTTATCTACCTTCACTAACAGAAGTCGTAAGAGTCCTATATGTGTAACATGCGGCACAGATAAGATAAAACCAGAACATTTTAGGTGCAATAAGAGTCGCAGAGAGTTTAAGATAAGTCATATGTGTCAGGGGTGTCAAGATGATGTCTTTAGTGAGGAGTAGATGATGAGAAAATCAGTAGCAATGTTAGACGAAGTACAAAAGGCTCTTGGTCTATGTGAGGTTGTATTAACTGACCATGAGCAGTATGATGATTGGCAGAACAATGAACCAAGCGCAGAGACCGAGGCTGTCATGTCTGTTCGTGTTGTTAAGCCTTGGCTTGAAGCTGTGATAGATCAACAAAGAGAAGTCCTGGGGCCGCTTTAAATATCTGTCTTGGGTGCAGAGAACGAGGAGGAATACAGAAATGGTCTGTCCAAAATGTCAGCAGAATCTGGTTGTTAAAGGAGCATCTTATACTCATAACGGACAGTGGTATCGCTGTCTATCTTGTAAAATATCGGTAGCTATACACGATACCTGTAGTTAGTAGAAGGAAGTTAGAAGGATAATTTAGGTACTGCTAATGTCAAACTTGTATAGCAAGGTCAGCAGTAATAGAGGAGAAAACATAATGTCTATAGCAAAAATAACTTATCCGAACTTCAAGATATTCCAGGTCTGTCATAATTGTGGTCGTCTAATAGAACGATCTTTGCCTGCTCATGTTACGGAATATGATGGCAAGTTGTGGATAGATGCTACTGATCTAATCAAGAACTGGAGATGTAGTGAGTGTAAGCCTAATGATGATACAGACTAATGCTGATCTATGAAGTATTTTAGGTGCAGATTAAAGAGAGGAGATAACTAATGTGGTATAAGGTATTAGTGCAAGAAGTCTATATACAGACAGTAGAGATTGAAGCGGATAGTCTTGAAGAGGCAATCAATAAAGTAGCTGATGATAAAGGCGAGGAAGTTAATGATCCTTAATACAGTCACACTTTAGAACCAGATACATGGAAAGTGGAAGAGAATAAGCAATAAGAGGATTAGCTCTATGTCAATAGTATATAGACAAGTTAGCAATAAAGATAATAACATGACGCTAATTTAGCAGGAACTAAGTTAAGAGATAGTCGTCTATATCGTCCTCTTACTATTGACAATACCAGAGAAATAGACGATAATAGCATTATCGGGTTGGGTCAAGTAGTTGGCCGATACAGGCCAGAAGAAAGGAATTAGAAGTGGCAACTGCAACAAGAGAGAAGATTCAGGAGATTGCCGAGCGTCTAGCAAAGCTCTCGCCTGAAGCTCAAGCTGAAGAGATCGAAAAGATAGAGAAGAATGTAACGAAGCGTGAGACTAAGGCTCAGAAGTCAGCGCTTCAAGAGCACAAAGATGGCCTAGCATCAGCCTTTGTGGACACCTTGCTTCAGTACGCATCCAGCAAGAAGGTCGAGCCTGATGTTCTTATACCTCTAGGAGTGAAGATCAATAAGTCCGAAGATGGTCGCGGCTTCGTGGGTGCAGTCACTGGCAAGGGTACTGGTTCTAAGGGCGGCAACGGAACCAGAGGCGAGTCCTTCTTGAAGTCTAACGGCGTTCAGGCTATCGAGCTGAACGGTAAGCCTCTTGAAAAGACTGCAGAGAGTGAAGTCCTTCGAGTAGCTCATGGTGCTGCAAAAGCTAAAGATATCTACAAAGATAAGTCTCCTCATGTTGTAGCGATGCAGCCAGAGAACCTGAAGCTTATCAAGGATAAGGGCTTCATGGCTGTTCTTGAGAGTGGTCAGAAGGTTTCACTAGCCAGTTTGTATGAGAAGGCTAATAGTCAGAAGTAGGCACAGCACGTCAGGTTATAGTCATCATCTGACCCGACTCGCCACCTGACGACTGGATAGACAAACAGTAATAGAATAGACAGTTACGCAGAGTGCGGACAGGGCCTCGCAGTTATGAGCTGCGGGGTCTTGTCTCTTATACTAAGAGATACCAAGAGATCGCCGAGTCGCCGTAGTCCTCAGATTCGTCAACTGACACAGTAGGTAAAACTCCTACTAATGATGCTGAGAGTCTTAATTTCAGAGCATTCAGTGAAAATAAGTGTGACAGATAACTGTCTTCATTATGTCTGATACAGATGTCGCTTTAAGACAATTGCCTTCATCGCCCTATCATGTTGACGTTCCTTTAGATATTACGTTGCAGACTGTGAAGTTGTATCTAGTTTTGGCTTTGAAGCTGGCATAGTCCAGGTTTCTGGTCTGATCTTCGCAGATACACTCAAAGCAGAATTCACAGCTAACACAAGGCGAGTCTGTGAATATCTGACATAATCTACAGTGATTCTTTTCATGGGCGAGCGAGTGTTGTGCAGACTTTCTGGTTTTGCCTTTAAATAGCTGCATCTGAGCTTCTAAGATAATACTGTTCTGCTCTTCGAAGAGGTGCAGCCCTTTAATAACTAGATTAGGTGCAGATATCCTTTAAATCTTCATTCGAATCTGGCGCTGTTCTTCGAAGACCCTAACCTTATACTCAAAAGAAGCAGCATTTCTATTCCGGTATCAGAAGAGGGTGATCGTAGAACAAATGTCTAATAGACATAATAAAGAGGATAGATGAAAGTACATCGGGGAAGTGATAGACATAACGAAGAGGTCTCTAATGGTATAGGTATTAGTACATCTGGAACTTTGTTCGACGAAGAGGCCAACCTCACTAATCCAAAAGAAGCGGACATAACATATCGGCTTCTCTATCTATATTACTTGACATAATCTGCACCCAAAATAGGAACTGCGATTCCATATTACGTCTACGTCTCTATGCCGTCTCTAGTGCTTGACGGCATAGATGATTCATGATACGATCTAGGTGTCGGGAATCAATGGTTCGTAGCGAAAGGAACGAAGCACAATGACAAGCAAGAGAGACGCGATAGAGGCGGCCAAGCAAGCGCTGGCAACTGCTCGCAAGGCCGTCGCGGTAGACGACGAGCGTATCGTCAAGGCGGTGGATGGTATAGCCACCAAGCTCCACAAGTGCTACCTCGCAGCCTGCAAGATGGCCAAGGTGGACGCATCCGCGATGGTCTTCGTTGTGAACATGGACGGTGCTAACCGGCGTGGTGGTGGTGCCGGTGGTGACAAGTCACCGTCTCTAGGTCGCCAAGCCAAGGTGACGGGGTGGACAGTGAACAGTAAGGATATCGGCTCGCCGATGGCATCGAAGCTCATAGCCACTATCTACAACGTAGAGCGAGCCAAGGATATCTACGACAAGGACTCGCCCGAACGCTTCATTCGCAAGTCCGCCTTCCTTGACCGCATTAGCAATCGTAAGGTCAAGGTGATCCACGATGGCAAGACAAGCGACGCGGTAGCGTTCCTGAAAGCATAGGTCTGTATTAGTGAGAGGCGGTTATCCCGACGCCGCCTCTCTTCTTTTGCACCCAACACGTATTAGTATCTACTAAGAAGAGAGGTAAGCAATGGACGAGATACGCAGAGCCGTAGGCTACATCTTACTAACTATCTTCATGGTGATGGTACTTATCTTCATTGTCGGCCCCGCACTAACTTAAAAGATAAGTAGAGACTAACTCTGAAAATTGTGCGATTCGTGATTTTATGTGTCTAGGTCACTCAGGCATGGCTAACCGAAATTCCAGAATCTTAGCCAGCCTTTCCGAAACTCGCTGTCCTCTGTGCCTATGTCTTGGCACATCTCGTCTATAAACTGTTCTGCTGCCATATCTACAGGTATATATTGAGGATTACTCATTACCCTTCTTTTTATATACCCTCTTGCTTCTTCGTCTGTGCCATCGCGCCAGAATCTCTGTCCAGGAGACGGTATATGATCTGGTACACAGGCATCAGTTCTCCAGTTAATATGCTGGCTTTCACCACCACATCCTTCAATGTAGCAAGTTGTAATAAATGAGGTAATACCATCTCGACTGTTCCAGATAACCTCTCACCTATTACATTTTCTACACTGATAATTCATTAGACAGAATGCTTCACCATAATTATAGCCCACTGTTTCGTCCTCTCAAATGGATAACCAAAAATCAGTTTTATCAGTGCTGTCTGCTACAGGTGTGAATTATACCAGTATCCAGAGTTCCATAAGCGCTGCAACTACACTGCCACCAGATAGACCACGCGACCGACTTCTTCATTAGGAATTTTCGTCTAGGTGATCTTCACAAACAAAGCGAGGATGATCTACGTATCTTTTATCTATCGGCTATCCTATCCGTCATCATCGCCTACATGTACTTGAAGACATCTGCATTCCCAGGTGGCTGTATTTTTACAGAGTGAGACATCACAGTTTTTGAAGCGTTCGTATATAGGCATAGTTATCTCTTTACCATACGTCTGGCAAGCTCCTTACTACTAACATTACATGCTCCTCTTGCTAAAGCTCTTGTCAAAGCAGAATTCGTTGTCAGATCATAGTGTGGATGGTTCCTGTGAACTTGGAACCAATGTCTCTTCAAGCCCATATTCTGTGCGAAAGCGTGTAGCTCTTCTAGGCTAGTATCACTAACTAGATGAACGCCATCTGTAAGTATCATTTGCCTTACTTGTTCTGTGTCCACACTTAATACAGCGACCATTTTTATCTATAACTGGAGGGCCACAAGAGATATATACAGTAGTTCCTTTACGGAAGTTCTTGTGAACTATACGCTTCACTTACTTAACTAGATTTATCTGCTGGCCATATTTTATCAAGTATAATGGCAAAGACACGAACTGTCTTTCCTCTTAAGTTATCGGCTGTTCCTAGATGTCTAATCCCAAATAAGTCAGGACAGATAACAATATTTCCGCCTGTAATATTAGTGTTGCTGAAACCAGATAGCGACTCCTGCTTCATAACAGTTAAGTCTTCTCTTTCTATACATCATAGCTGCAATATGGTGCTGTGGTATAAAGCAGCCATGCGAACTTAAATACTTCTCTAGCTTATTAAAGAAGTCAGTCATCTTCCAAGAAATATATCTGCAATACAGCTGCCACTGAGTTCTGGATTACCTTTAAACTCAGTGCGGCATCGCTCAAATGCAATACAGGCTCTATATTCACCTGTGGTGCTGGAAGTCTCTTTACAGTCGATTCCACTACCATTACTACTGGCAAGAGATATAAATATGACTATAGATATACCAATAATGGCAATACCAATTCCTACTAGTGCTGCTCGTCCAATGTCTATCATGTTATCATTACTCCTTCTCATTATTATATACTGTAAACCTATCATTCAGATATGGTTCTATTATAGGCTTTACATCCTCCCATTTTAGTCTACCGTTACCACAGCCAGGACGAGGCATAGCTATAGTCTCGATTACTGGAGAGTTATTTACTATAGAAGAAATATATCTAACACCTTCTTCAATTAAGTCTATATCTGCTTGTTGACACCAGTGATCTTTAACAGGGAGTGTAATGATAATATAACCTATATCTGTATTGGCTTCCAGAAAGAAAGGCCTGTTTCCACTGGACTTAATAAGAGCGCCTAAAACATATGAGAGATGTTTATCTCTCTGAGCTGCCTGTAAGGCTACACCACGTCCCATAACACAAGCACCATCTTTACGAATAGTACCATTGGTAGTAATAATTATAGCATCTGCTTTAGAGTCCCATAAGTTACCATATACTTCTTTCATGAGATCAACCTCCAGGCATATGCTACTCTGTCTCGTTTGTTAATAACTTCTTTATATTCTACGATCCTGTCATGATATGCGACCCAGAGTCTGTCCATAATCCATGCTCGACGTTTATTAAGTTTCTCTTGAAGATACCTAGCAGTACACCATTTCTTAGCACTGAGATAAGATAATAACTCTGAGTAGTCATAACTAGTTGTAACAGGTGACACAATGTTCGACATGCTATGCCAATTATAATATTAGCATAGGTCTGTAGTTTTGTCAAGCACTATAGACAACATAGAAATAAGGGGCTGAGCCACCTATCTCAGCCCCTTACCAGCTGGTGCAATCATCTACCAGCCAGATCAGAAGGAGGGTCGTCACAACACAGCAACCGATCTATCCATATCATACTTATCATACTTAGAGCCGGATGTCAAATTAGATTCAGAGATACTTGACAACCGGCCTACTATGCTATATATGTAAGGTGAGATGGTATGGAAAAACGCTACGGGGCGTCGAGATATAGCTATGGGTGGCAGTAAGGCTGTGGTCTTCGCCAAGAACAAAGAGCCAATTCTTGATGAAGAGAGTGGTACTTTTATCTGTGGTGAAGAGCTAGGCCGTCCTGGTCTACTTTGCAAAGGTACTCCTATCGCTCCACGCTGGCGGTGTAGGCGACATGGTGGAGCTTGGAAGGCTACAGAGAAAGGTCTAGCTCCAGCTAAAGGTGCTGCTAGTATATATGATCCTCATCGTCTCTGGAAAGGCTATGAGAACATACGGAAAGAGCTGACAGCTCATCCTGAGCTTATGGAACAGCTCTATACTACAGACTTAGGCGAAGAGCTAGCTGTAGCTCGTATCGTATTAGCTGAGCTTATAAAAAAGACTAATGGCAAGAAAGACAGTGATAGTGATATTGATAGAGAACTTGTTCTCAGCTCTCTAAAGGTCATCAGTCGTATAGCTAAAGATGCTAAGATTATCAGAGAAAAGGAGAACGACGTTATCAAACGAGAGTTCATGGATGGTATCATTGCTGCCATCACTCATGCCTTTACACGCTGCAATAGTTATCAACGTCCATCTGATAGAGCAAGAATATTCATGTCTGAGTTTGCGGCACTGCTTCCAGGTAATCCTGCTCCAGACTTAGATACTAGTGATATCATAGAAGCTGAGAAGATTAGTGGCTAGGCAAATGAAGATAGAATCCTTACAAGTAGTTGGTGACAAAGGTGCTGACTATCTTACCAGAGGATTACGTGAAAGTCTTATAGGTACTGAAGTATCAGATGTTGAAGATCTTCTAGAGTGGACTCACAAGAATCGCCTTATTAATGGTCATGAAGTAAGCTTACCACCATCACAACTTGGTATCTATGAAGACTTATCACCTGAAGTAGTTATCCAGAAAGGAACACAGGTATTCGTATCTGAGTTTCTAGTTAATCTCTCTCTATGGTCTATTGACTCTAAATATGCAGATCGCGGTAATGTTCTATATATGATGCCTACACAGTTACTTATGGATGACTTCTCTCAGTCACGTATGGATAAAGCCATAGAAGAGTCACCGTATCTTAACAGGCGCTTTAAAGCTTCTATGTCCAGGAATCAAGCTAACAGATCCAGACTAAAACGCCTTGGTGGTAGCTCTTTGCATATGAGAGGTTCAGACTCTCTTAAACAGGCTATCTCTGTTGATGCTGATATAGTCATAGATGACGAGGTTGACTGGTTCAGCGAAGAGACTATAGAATGGACTAAAGAGCGTCTAGGCTCAAGTAAGCAGCCATTATTCAGAGCTGTCTCAAAACCGACATATCCTGGCCAGGGTATTGACTTAATGTACAGTGAATCCGATAAGCGACAGTGGCATATTAAGTGTGAACATTGTAACAGATGGCAGCCTATAGACTGGTGGAAAAACATCGTCTTTCATTATGACGATAGAATTCAAGCTGTCACTGATGTAAAGGTTCTATGTAGTAACGAAAAGTGCCGCCAGCCTATTAATCGTCTCGCAGATGGTGAATGGATAGCAGCTCATCCAGGTAGACGAATACATGGCTATCACTTATCACGCCTTCTGTCTCCGCTTGCTAATCTAGTTGATATGGCTGAAGATTCTCTTAGGGTTTCTGATATACCAAAACTTCAGCGCTTCTATAACTCAGGTCTTGGATTAGCATATGCACCAAAGGGTGGTAGAATTGATAGTTCAGAACTTAAGTATGATAGTGAGCTAACACTACACACTGCTAATGAAGGCTATGGTGGAGTCGACGTTGGGCTTAAACTTCATGCTGCTGTTATCGAAAGAGATAATGACAGGTGGGAAGTTAGACAGCTTGAAGAATTTGATACATTCGAAGAGTTAGATCGTTGGTTTAATAGAAATAATATCAAGACCTGTATTATAGATGCTCGTGGCGATCCTAGAGCTACTACAGAATGGGCTGAAAAGTATACTGGTCGTGTATATCGCTGGACACACGTAGAAAACACTAACGATGTACGATACACTGAAGACACTGCTGAAGTAAAGCTCAATCGTACTTCTCTTCTTGATAATATGTTTGCTGCTTGTCGTGAAGAACGACTAGTCTTTCCAACTGATATTAGAAACATTCCTAGCTTCTTAGCGCATCTTCGTGCTCTAGTACGAGAATTAATCAAAGACCCACGACTGAATAAACTAATACCTAGATACGTTGGCTCTGCGCCAGATCACTATGCTTTTGCTCTTAGTTATGCTATACTTGCAGCAGGTGAAGACTTAGCTAGTCCACCACCTACAGTCACTGATAAAGAGGCTTTCGTTTTTGCAGGTCAGTCAAGTTCTGCATCATGGACAGGTGTAGGTAAAGGTCGAGGCTGGAGAGGTATAGGCTAGTTATGGAACAACAGTCTGTCTCAAGACTAGAAATAATAAAAGACTTAGAGAGCGTCATTGAAGAAATAAGATCTGGTAAGTATTCATCAGTAGCTCTTCTCCAGAGCATTACAGTCAGTGAAAGAAGTATCAATCCAGGTATTTCTGAGAGTTATCAGAGTGGCAAGCAAGTTACAATTATACTAGCGGCAGGAAATAACAATGGCAACTAATCAGAAGTTACAAAAGTCTGCCTTGTCTCCCCGACAATCCACTACAGGATTGAATGTTTGGGGTGGCTCCATCATGGAGGACTACCTAGTTGAACTCCGTGGCAAATCCGGTATCGCTGTTTATAACGAAATGCGAAAGGGTAATCCTATTGCAGGCGGCTTTATACGTGCTATTGAGATGGCCTTCAGATCTGTTACATGGTTAGATATACCATATGAGATGGACGAAGAAGGTATGGAACGGGCTGCCTTTCTAACTTCAGTTCGCAAAGATATGAAAGACCCTTGGGCTGTTATTATGGCTAATGCAACAACAGTCCTTCCATTTGGTCATGCTCCATTTGAGATGACATTTAAACATCGCAATGGTAAGAAGGGTAAACAGCCATCTGAATTCGATGATGGTAAGATCGGTCTGGAGAATCTTGATCTTATTCCACAAGATACTATAGAACGATGGGAGACAGAACTAAACTCTCCTGAAATTATAGCTATTACACAGAAACCGCCTCCAAGCTATACAGAAATTAGAATCCCAATAGAGAAGGTTATCAACTTCAGGCTCAGAACGGAGAAAGATAATCCGGAGGGAGAGAGTATATTTAGGCAAGCCTATCGTCCCTGGTACTTTATGAATAATCTGGAGGCCATTGAGGGTATCTCCTTAGAGCGTACAGGTGCTGGTATACCTCTAATAGTTCTTCCAAAGGGCGCAACAACAATAAAAGATAAAGGCGCTCTATCTGATGAACAAGCAGCCATAGATATAGTAAAGCAGGTGAGAGTAGATGAACAGGGTGGTATCGTACTATTCTTCGGATGGGAATTCCGATTGGCCAGACCAGAGGGACGAGTCGATCCTGACTTGTTCGATCTTGCCATCAAGCGCCATCGCTCTAATATGCTTATCTCTGTCCTGGCCGCTTTTCTTGAATTTGGCACAGCTAGAGTTGGCTCTTTCGCTCTGGCCCAACAGTCGCGTTCCTTCTTCGAAGTTGCTCTTGAAGGATACGTCTCTATTATCGAGGAAACATTTAATAAGAAGTTTATCCCGCTCCTCTTTGAACTGAACGGTATTGTAGACGGCAAATATCCGAAGCTGACTCATACTACAGTAGGTGATCCTGAGCTTGAAGCTCTAGCAAAGTATATCAAAACCTTAACTGAAACTGGTTATCTGAAGCCTGATCCTGTTTTACGCGACTATCTCAGAGATGTAGCACGTCTGCCAAAGGGAGCATCTGTTTCAGAGCGTCAAGAACTGGCCAATAAAGACGAGGAGCCTAATCCTGAAATGACTGATCAGAATGGTAATGGCCAGTTCCCAGTAGATAGTGATGGTAGCGAAAATGGCCGACGAGAGCTAAGGCGTATGGCTAGGGCTATGGCAGATGATGAAGGTGATAAATAGTGATAACTGATCTTGTTAGAGTAATAAGAAGTGATGGTAAGATAATAAAATCAGGTACTACAGATATTCCTCGCTGTTTTTGGTGCGGAGTAGGTTGGAGTATACATGATACAGGAAGTCAGTGCCCATACCGATGATAATTCCTGCTCAGAGTAAGATTCTAGTAGAGGTCTATGCTCAGAAACATTCTCTTATTCACTTACCTGAGTTTGTAACTCAACCTAATCTATCTGTAGCAGAGATTGTCAAAGGCGGTAACGGCAGTTTTAATATAGGTCAATTGATTCTAATCCCAACAAGAGCTGGCCTTATTATAAGAGAAAATGGTACTAAATATAGACTCATTAATGAATCAGATATTATTGCTAAGATTATAAGAAAAGATGACGATGAATAATATATGTACAGCTTCGTGATGGCATCAGTTGAAGTATCTATTACACTCTTAAGTGGTAAGCTGACAGGTATTTTAAAGAGCAGTAATATATCTGTATCTAGATAATCAAGTAAAATAAATATCAAGAAATAGTTATGCCATTCAAGATACCTAATGAAGCAGATGTTGATGCTGCTCATGTCGATCAGGCCGAGCCAGATTCAGTAGACTTCGACATCATCGCAGCGGCTTTTGCCTTAGATGGTGTTGTTTCTGGTTGTGTGGTAACCGCACAAGGCCCTGTAACTTTAACCGTGGATGTTGCTGCTGGCACTGTCCGTATTACGGGTGTAGATGGGACTATTAGTGGTACAACTGCTACTGTAGGAGCTGCCGATCTTACTGATCCTAGATTCGACCTAATTGTGGCTGGGTTAGGAGATATTGTGGCGGTGGTTGCTGGAACTGCATCCTCCAACCCCGTCTTCCCCGCTGTTCCAGCCTCCCGTGCTGTCCTTGCTGCTATTTATATCCCTTCTGGGGTTACAGCGATAGCGGCGAACCAGATAGTTGACAAGAGGATTGTGTTACTAGTTCAGGTCGGGATAACACTAGCCGCTGATGCTCAGGAACTACTTAATATCACTGCTCAAGAATTGGGACTGGTGGCAAAGGCCGCTAATCTAATCCTAGCTGGCCCTATCTCTGGTGGTACTGCTGACCCAACCTTTCGAGCCCTCGTTGATAATGATATTCCCGCCGCTATTGCTCGTGACAGTGAGGTCACGGCAGATATTGCCACTCATGCTGCGCTGGTTGCAGTCCACCACAGTTTAGTCACCGTCAGTGGTGCTCCTAATTACCTAACCCTAGCCGGTCAGGATCTTATACGTGGTCTTATTGACCTTACATCAGATGTAACTGGCCTTCTTCCATCGGGGAACATAGCTGCTGATATAGCGAGGGATAGCGAGCTACACTCTGAGATTCATGGCTCTGGACAACATGGTTCTGAGAGCGATGCGGCGGCCATCCACGACAACGTAGCCGCCGAGATCGTCGCTATCACGGAGAAACTCACTCCCGTCGCTGCCGATCTCCTGCTAATCGAGGATTCGGTGGCGGCCAACGCGAAGAAGAGGGTGCAGGTAGGAAACCTCCCAGGTGGTGCGGGTGGCCACACAATACGGGACGAGGGGACAGACCTTGCGGCAAGGACGGGGCTGAACTTTCTCGGCCCGATGGTAGATGCGGTCGACGACGTGGGCGGGGACGAGTCCGAGATACGCCACTTCTCTCGCCTATACGATGCCATCGTTGCGCCGAGCGCTGAAGCAGGTGCCTTCGCCGGAGGTTCAATCCCTGTTTTCACGACTGTCGCTGCTGCCATCACTGCGGGACACCAGAATATATTCGTTCGTGGCGACCACTCTGGCGAGGTCGATCTGACAATCGCCGTCGGAGACAGCGTTGACGTGATTGTGGGTGCCGACCGGAAGTCGGCGAAGATGCCGAACGTCATCTGCAACCGCGCCGAGGTACTGTTTCAGAGCCTCCTATTTGATGGCAAGAGCCTCACCTGTGGGGCGAACGGCATCCAGGCCCTACGCTGTGAGTTCAAGAACCTCAATGGGTTCTTTGACCAGGGAAGTGTTAAAGTCGACCTTGTTGTTCGCGCCTGTGTATTCGATACTTGTACGGACGCAATTAGAGGGGCAGTGTTAAACAGCCGCCTTTCCGTAGTCTCCAACGTCTTCAAGAATTGTATCGGGGCATTCTGTGTAGACGTGACGAGCAACACGGCTGGGGCCGTTGTCACCGGCAACATCTTCCGAGTGAGTAATACAGCCTCGATCCTCGTACGTGTTGGGCCGAGCACATCAAATATCCAGATCAGCGGCAACAGCTTCTTCCTGTCGGCCTCCCAGACAGGGGTTAGTGCCAATCAGTTTTGTATTATATCTGGTAACATCTTCAGTGGGGGCGCCACGGCTATAGGTGTCGTCCTGATCTTCCGCAATAATATCGTCGCAGGCAATCTATACAGGGGTGCTCCGAATCCCTGTATAGATGTCAAAGAGAGCGCCAACCTCATCGCAAATAATACATTCCATCTGTCTAGCACTATCATCACGGTAATCGACGTTTCGGCAAACAAAGGGAACACGACCATCATTGGGAACGCCTTTGTTGCGAACACGGGTACCGTCGCTCACGTCGCGGTTGATCTGACAGCTGGCGCGGAAGCGGCCAAGGTACTTATCTCTAGTAATACCTTTAGCTCGCTGTCAATCGGAACGCTTGCTTGGGCTGGGGAGCCGGTAACTGGCTTCACGGCGGATACGCGCATTATCGGCAATGTCGGGGTGCCGGACAACGTGAATACAATCAAGGGGGAAGACGATTTCTACTTCCTTGACATAGGTTCCGCCAACGAGTCCTGGGTCAGCGTGGCCTCTGGCGGTTTAGCGCCAGCCCTACAGAACGCACATGGAGGCAGGGTACGCCTGGAGGCCACGACGGCTGGGCATAGGTCTGGCCTTCAGAATGGGACAAACACACTGGGGGCGTTCTTCGTTTTTGTCTCTGGCCGTCGGGCGAGTTATGAGGCCATCATAGATCACGTGGTAGGAACACCGCTGAATGTGGCCTTCCGACTAGGCTATGCAGATACCTGGAACGTCGCTGGTGACCCAGTGGGTGGCGTCTTCTTTCGCCGTAGCGGAACGGGGAACTGGTTTGGTGTTATTCGTAACGCTGGCGCGGAGACGATATTAGACCTGGGACAGGCGACGGGTGCTCGGTTCCTCATGCGCTTCACGAGGGGTTTGGTGAACGGAAGTGGCAGCCGCGTTCAGTTCTACATCGACGGTGTGCTGAAAGTCACGACCAGTACGTTGACCAATCTCCCGATCAACGCGCAGCACGTCGGGGGGAAATTGGATATTATTAACACGCAGAACCAGGAACTCGACGTGGACGTTATCAAGTGGGAAGGAGACCGGAACTAATGGCTCAAGTTGTAATTATGGTCTCGGACGGACTACGAGATGATGCTGCGACTGTCTTTGCCTCTAGTGCAGAGGTCAGGTTATTTCTTCATCGGGTGCTGTGGCAGGAGATTCGTCGCCGAATGATCGTCGCCTTTGTCGGCCCTCTGGCCACGGCGGGGTCAACTAAACTTGAGGCGGACGTGGAGGCTGAACTCGCTCGACTCGATACCCGCCATGGGCTGGAACCGTGAGCGACTCTGGCAAAAAGACTGCCATCGCCAAGCTGGCTTCGATTATCGCGTCGGCGTAGTCTAGTGGCTCAGCCGTTTACGCTACGGAAATCTGCGGGTGGTTCTACTCTTCGGGGAGGAGATACTCTTAGAGGAAGAGAGCGTCCTCTTCCTGTAATAACGGTCATAATAACTCTTGTCAGTGGGCGCTTGACAAACATAACAAAAGGGGCTACGCTCTCAATAGTAGCTTTATCAGGACAGCTAAGGATAGTACGAATGGCGCTTGTGTTCGCAATACAACTCTTTTCAGGAATAACTACAGTTATTACAAAGAAGGACACAGAAGATATAGATATAACTCTAGCTTCTGGCAAGGCAGATATTACTAAAGAATCTAAGGATTAACAGTTATGCCTATTAAATTCTTTGTCGGAAATACACTTCCTGTCTTTACGTTCACTGTTAAAGATGAAGATGGTAATGTTGTTAATCTCTCCAGTCCTAATCTTATATCGTTTAAATGTCATATTCGCGAAGAAGAAGAGTTGACTAATAAATTCTCTGGTGTAGAAGAAGATGGTTCTATTATAGATAAGCCTATAGGTCGTCTAGATTATACTCTCCCTGTTGGTGGTATTGATACTGCCGGTTCTTATACCGCACAACTCGAACTGGTTTTTAGTACTGGCATTCAGGAATCAGAGCGATTCAGGTTTACAGTAGAGGATGGCTTGAAATAATGCCGTCAACTCAGAAAGTCAGACGTTTTATGTGTGCTATTTGTGGCAATAGAGTTAAGCCTAGATCAGGACAGAAGCTGCCTTCTAAAGCTGTAGCATGTGAACAGTGTACTGCAGATATTAAGAAGTCAACACGTGAAGAGCTAGAACGTGAATCTCCTACAAAACGGTTTCTTATGAAGTTCGCTTCTAATCTTTCTGGTCAACTTCCTGCTACTATAGTACAAGATGCTATGAAGAGAGCTAGAGGACATGCTGGTGGAACAGGTAAAATAACTAGAATTATAGAGAAGACTGAGATAGAGAAAGCAGCTGGTGTTCTTGATAAGAAACTAGTTGGCTATCGTGATAAGGCTACAAAGGAAGAGATGCAGGAAGGTCGTATTTGTGTTAGCTGTAGCTTCTTTGGTATCGAAGGTAATAAAGGTGTATGCCAACTCGTAGAAGGTGACATAGAACAGTTTGGTACATGTGACTTATTTCAACAGGGAGAGTATACAGTTATGAAGTCACAGCCTGATTCTAGTGATGTTCATGTTGATGAGCTGTTTCAAGATAAAGAAATGGTTACACTCTGTAAGTTTGAGTCTCCTGATGATGCATCAGAGGCTGAACAATAACATGAATCCGTTTAAGAAGCATCAGAATAATCCTGAGCCTGATCCTGGTATACTTATCGATTCTCACGAGAAACTGTGGAGTGCTGTAACTAGTTTAAGAATAGGTCAAGCTAGATTAGAAGAACGGATACGATATAGTTGGCTAGTAAGTGTAGGAATTATGGCAAGCCAAGTGGCAATCCTTAGCTTGGTAGCTGTTATCTTAGTTACACTGATTACATAGAATATAGCAGATGGGTACTAAAGAAAACGCCACTATGCCTGATCGTAATGCGGCCTATTCTTCTGTGTGGGCTGCTGTTAAATCAGGTAAACTGAAACGTCATAAATGTGCGAGGTGTGGAGCAGGTAAAACACAAGCGCATCATCCTACAGGTTCTTATAGTGGTACTAAAAATATAGTCTGGCTATGTGATAAACATCATCGTGCTGCTCATGTAAGAAAGCGCTCTGGTTCAGGGTATAAGAAGTCCGAAGAAATGGAGATAGTTAAGACAGATGACTCTCAGCGTTTAGTCTATCTTGTAGCTGTTAAACCTAACACTCTTGATACAGATAATCAGTGGTTTCCAATTGAGACTGTAGAGTTAATGGCTCATCGCTTTCTAGTTAGATATGGTCTTGGGGAAGCTCATATCTTTGAAGAGCATACTAAGAAAACATCAGGTGTTTTTATGGCTCAAAGCTATTTAGCACCTGTAGACTTTGTTCTTAATAGTCACAGAATACCAGAAGGTACATGGATGGTAGTTTTATATGTTCCTAATGATGATATCTGGAATAAGATTATGAGTGGTGAGCTAACTGGTGCTAGCCCACGGGGGCCAGCAACTCTTCTACCTGGAGTGATGCCGACTCTTGAAGAGGTACACGGTTCTTCCATTGATGATAGACATGGTGTATCTGTTGGTGGCTAAGAGCTATCTCAGCTCTCAGAGCTATTGATCTAAAAGATAAACCTGCTCGTCTCAGCAAAACTATTTTCTTATTTCGTTCTGCCATCCATTCTTCCATATGATCATGGCTGTGATATACTCTGCATTTGCCACAGTCTGTATCCATAGTGTCTTCAAGTCTATCATATCTCATGGGATGTGTCAAGTAGGATAGGACGCCTATCTAGCAAGGGCATGGTTTTGCCTTGACATCGCCAGCTCTATATAAGATATTAGAGGTGGAGGCGGGTAGATTAGGTTTAGAGTAGTTTGAGTTTGAGTAGAGTAGTTTGAGTTTGAGATGGCAGGAGATATTCTTAAACGTCTGAGACTTCCAGGCAGGCTAGGCGATCCAGATATCAAGGACTTGTCGTTAGTCAAACGAGCAGCGAATAAGGAGAAGGTGATTATGGCAAAGAGTAAAGAAAGCGATGACCCTCAGACTTATGACTTTTCAGAGGTTAATGATAAAACTAAGAGTGCTATTGCTTTAGCACATGAGGCAGTCAAGGATAAGGATATTATGGATTCTCTACCGGATGAGGTAGGGGAATTTTTTAAGTCTGCAGCTAAAGAGCTAGACTTAGATGTAGAGATTATAAAAGCTGAACATCCTGAGCCGAAGGATGGCGAGAGTGATGAAGAGAAGAAAAAGAGGCTAGAGAATCTTAAGAAGGCTCAAGAAGAGGCTGATGAAAAGAAAAAGACTGAGATGATTAAATCAGCCTTTCCTGGTGTTCTTGAAGCTGCTCAGAAGGTTGTAGTTGAACCACTTCAGACTGAGATCAAAAAGGCTCAAGATGATCTTACTGAGATGAGAGATAAACTTCAGCGTGATGATATGCGAATCTTTGCCAGAGATATGATTCCTGGCGATGATCAGCCTTCTGATGAAAAGGTTGATGAGCTTATCACAATTAAGAAGTCTATGGATGACAAGAGTTGGAAAACTTATACTGAAAGCCAACGCGGCTTAGTAACTCAGATTGAGAAATCGGCCCTGTTTGAACGTCAGGCTAGTCCAGTCGCAAGTTCGGCTGGCTCAGCTTATAGTAAGTTAGAGGAAATAGTTAAAAGCACTATCGAGAAGTCAGAGGACAAAGACCAGAGTAAGGCTTGGGATCATGTCATAAAGACAAATCCTGTTCTATATGAGCAGTATCGTACAGAACAGGCTGTACAGGCTAAGGTCGGCTCAGCTAGTCAGTAGTCGGAGGATAAGAGATTATGGCAACAGGAGAAACTAATGCACCATCTTTCAGCTTACCAGCGGCTACAACTTTAGCCGCTGCTGCTGTTGCTGGAGATGGTCAGTTTACTGGTGTTAAAATTGATACTGCAGGAAGAGTAGATCATGGTCAAGGTAATGCTGCTGTACCTGATACTGTAGTAGGTATTCTGCAAAATAAGCCGACAGCAATAGATCGTGCTGCCAACATTCAGAATTTCGGTATATCTAAAGGTCGAGCTGGAGCTGCTTTTTCTATAGGCGATGATCTTACTACGAATGCTGATGGTAAGCTTGTTACTGCAGTTGCGACTGATATCGCTATCGCTGTTGCGATTGAAGCGGCAGCCGCAGAAGATGAGCTTGCATCTGTTCTTATTCACGCACCATATGAAGTAGTAACTCAGTAGTAGATAAATCAAGCATCAGAGTAAGTGAGGTAGGCTGAGATGGCAGGATTCCAACCAGACACGGGCGATGTCCATGTCGATGCTCTACTGACTAACCTTTCACAAGGTTATATGAACAAGAGGTATATCGCCTCTGAGGTCTTCCCAATTGTACCAACTAATAAGCAATCAGATATTATCCCGCGCTATGATAAGGATAAATGGTTCCGAGAGCAGATGAAGCTGCGTGCTCCAGGTGCGCCTGTTGCAACTAGTGGTTTTACGGTTGACAATACTCTGAAGTTCTTCAATGATAACTTTGCTCTTGGTAAAGAGATTCCTGATGAGGTACGTCAGAATACTGATGTCCCTTATGAGATGGATAGAGATGCTACTAGATGGCTAACTGAGATGGTTCAGATCCATTGGGAAAAGCAATTCGCTACAGGTTTCTTTGCTACAGGTAAATGGGGAACCGACTTTGTAGAATCTGCTCAATGGTCTGACTATGCAGCATCTGATCCGATTCAAGACCTTCGTACTATGCGGAGTAACATTCTAGGTAAGTCAGGTACACCTGGAAATATGCTTGTTACTAATAACTTAGTTATGGATAAGCTTCTTGATCATCCTCTTCTTGTAGAGCGTGTTAAGTACACAGGTGGCTCTGTTACTGAACAGATGATCGCTCAGCTTGTTCGCCTTGACAGAGTTCTAGTTGGTGATGCTATCGAGACAACCTCAGCAGAAGGTGCGACTGATGCATTTGCTGCAGTTTGGGGTAAGCATGCTCTTGTCTTATACAGACCGCCTGCTCCTGGTCTTTTCATTCCTGCATCTGGATATACATTTGTCTGGAGACCATTAGTTGGTGGTGGAGCAGCACCTTGGTTCTTCCGAAGAATCCGCGATGATAAACTTAAGAAAGATACTTTTGAAGTTTGGACGTACTACGACCAGAAGCAGATCGATGCTGATATGGGCGAAATTGCTATTAGCGTTGTAGCATAAAGGAGCTGTAAACTATGGCTGAAGGATACGGTATCTATCATGAATTCGATTATGGAGAGCGTCATCTAGAGCGTGGCGAGTATGTAGAGATTGAAACTGGTATGATGAAGAATGATCAATCTCTTATTAATATCGGCTATATGAAGCCTCATGATGGTAAGAATCTAAGTTCGTGTCTTCGGTGCGGTAAGAACTTCGTGTCTAGTGCCTTTATTCGTTATCATGAAGAGAATTGTCCTATTGAACCAGGAGTTGAGATTCCACCAGATAATAGTAAAGAGCTAACGCTTGCCGAAATAAGACAGCGAACATTAGCTCAGGCTCAGTAATAAGGGCAGGGAGTTAGAATAACATGGCAACTCCAGCAGGACGAACACAAGGAATTCATGCTGCAGCAGGGTTTCAGACTGAAAAGGGTCTAGGTCAGATTATTGGTATTGGTAAAGTCAGCATCGACTTGCCTAGCATTGCAGCTATCTCTGAGGGAGTAGGAACAGCAACTATCACAGGTGCTAAAACTACAGATGTTGTTATTATCATGCCTCCTTCTAATTTAAGTGTTACTGATCTTGTACTTGTTGGTGCTCGTATCTCAGTAGCAGATACTGTAGAGGTTAAAATGCTGAACCATCATGCTACTCTTGCTCGTGATGCAGCAGCTGCTGACTTTGCCTTTGTTCTTATCAGATTTGACTAATCAATAGACTAATTCGCGGCAGATTGCCGCTGGAGGTCAGGCTTACTAGCGGCTTTGAGATATAGGCCGCTAGTTTAATAAGAAGGAGGCTATTATGGGGTGGATACATACTGGTGGAGGCTGGTACGAGAACGAAGAAACTGGTGGACGGATAAGAGGCAAGGCTAATCTTCTAGTAGAGTCGTCTGAGGAATCTAAGGATTATGTCCCAGGAAATTATCTGAAACACCTATTCTGTTCAGAGTGTTTAATAGTGGCTGAGCACCTTATAAAAGTAAGAGCGAATCGACCTCCTTATCGTATTTGTCAGAAGTGTGATACACAGACAGAAGATTAGTTATGCCTCCTAAAAAAAAGTCAGAGTCTACAGTAATTAAATCTCTTAAGCCGAAGAAGTTAGACTCTGTAGAACATCATTGCTCTCAGTGTAATAGGCCCAATCTTCATGAGGTATATGAGCATGAAGATGGAATTATAATGAAGTGTCCCTGCGGATACTCATTTGTAGATGTAAGAAAGAGCGTGTCTACAGATAGTATAGGAACAGCGGTATCTACAGTGCCTGAAGAGGGAATAGAGTAGTATGTCCTTTGATAATAAGGATATCACAGTACTTTCTTCTCTTGCTCGTACAGTAACAGAAGACAGTCCTGATCAAGTCAACACTCGTGGAAAGGGATTACATGTCATCATTGATGTGACCTCTGTTACTCTTACTCCTAGTATAGTGCCAAAGATTCAGGGTAAAGATCCTATATCAGGTGATTATTATGATCTTCTGGTTGGTGTTGCGATCACCGCTACTGGAACAACCGTGCTCAAGGTCTATCCTGGTATTACTGCCTCGGCGAACGTCTCGGCGAGCGATCTGTTGCCTGCTCATTGGCGAGTTCGTATGGAACATGCTGATGCAGATAGCATCACATATTCAGTTGGCGCGACGGTGATTGTCTGATGCCAGATTTCTTTAACGTCCTAGACTTTGGCAATCTGGAAAATTCAGAACTGCTGGTCAAGGATGAGACCCCTAACAACAGCGACAAGACGTTCGTGGTGCCCGTGGGGAAGGTGTGGGACATCCACTCAATTCAAGTCGTGCTCGATGCGACAGC